TTTACATATTAGTAAACACAATCCACCATATCCAATACCAATCTCAACAATATCCTTACCATTTAAGTCACCAAAAAGTTTTAATAAATCAGAAATAGTTTTAATGTATCTTAATATTGAAGGCGACATATTTATAAAATTTCCATACATTGATTTATTTGGATTACCCAACATATCATTATGTGAAAAAATACCAATACTATCTGGTTCCAATAATTTTGGATTATCTTTCATTATTTCCTCAAAATATTGTTTACCTTGTTCTGGTGAAGTATGTTCTAATATTTCAATATAAATATCATCATTTTTAAAACCATCAAAAACACCATTATCTTCGTAAGCGAGTTGACACACCTTACGATAATCATTAACATCTGAAATGCTTGTCCTCATCAATAATTATTTTTTAATATATATGAATATAAAATATTTTAGTTTTTATTTTTTAATATATAGATTAAAATTAAAGGTCATTGATGTTAAAATATACAGATTTATTAAACGAATCCGCTAATCCAAAAAGATATAATAAAATTATAGATTTTACATATTTGGGAGTTGATGTTAATATTGATAAAATAAGAAAAATATGTAACGAAGCGAAGACATATGGATTTCATTCTATTTGTATAAAACCAGAATATGTTCCATACGCGAAACAATTTTTAAAAGGGTCAGAAATTAAGATTTGTACAGTTATTTCATTCCCAGAAGGAACAGATAAACCAAAAGAAAAGTTAAAAGAATCGGAAACCGCGATTATTGACGGAGCGGACGAAGTGGATGTTGTTATGAATTATAAAATGTTGAAAACCGCGTTAAAAATAGAAGATGAGGAGGAAAAAGAAAGAAAATTAGAGTATATAACTAGTGAGATATCTAATTTAGTTAGATTATGTCATGGGATAAATAGTGTTATAATAAAAGTTATTATTGAAACAGGTCAATTAACTTTAGAACAGATAAAATCCGCGTGTGAAATATGTACAAAATGTGGAGTTGATTTTGTAAAAACATCAACAGGTCATCATGGTGGAGCGGACGTAGAAAAAGTTAAGTTTATGAGAAAAATTCTTCCTGATAGTGTGAAAATTAAAGCGTCTGGTGGAATAAGATCAATAGAAGATATTGAAAAGTTTGTAAAAGCAGGTGCAGAAAGAATCGGAACATCAACTAATCCATCATTAATTGGATGAAAAAACATAATGAATATGAAACATATTAGATTATTTGAAGAATTGAATGAATTTGAAGAGGAACCTTGGGAGGAGGAGGAATCCGGTCAGAAAAAAGATTATATGAGAGAACAAATTATAAATAAACTTGGTGGGATATTAAAATATTTGATGAAAAATCCTCAATATATCAAACCATCAAAAAATAATGAATTGATATTTGAATATAAAAAAAATATATTTAAAATTAATACAATACCACCAGACTTGGATATCCCATCCAATGAAATAATAGAAATTAGGATTGAAAAACCTGATTCTTATGAATATTCTGATATAAAAGTCTCATTTACAAATAATTATAATATTTTATATAATTATCATAAATGTTTAAATATATCAAAAAATAAAAGAAGAGATGTAATTAATTACTTCTCTGATATTGATTAAAAAAATATGTAATTATGAAATATTTAAAATTATTTGAAGATTTAGATGAGTTTGAAGAGGAACCATGGGAAGATGAGGAAGAAGATATAAAGGATGAAAAAACCATATTATTATCATTATTCAAATATCTTACTAAACACCCAGAATTAGTAGGGGATAAAAATGGTCATTATAATAATATTTCATTCAATTATCCAGACAAAAAAGGTAAATATTTTTCAATTGATTGTGTAGAGATAGAAACTATACCAGGTGATCATCAAAGTTGGCATTATATTCCTATTATATTAACTAATCGTGATGATAATGAAAAATTTGAATTTGAAATTCATGGTAGAGATAAGGAAATACTCAGATATTATGGTGAATGTTTAAAAATATCTAAACAAAATCTTAAAAAGACAAAATTAAAGAAAATAAATAAATATTTTGGAAATTTAGAATAAAAAAAAGAAACAGATATGAAAAAAATACAAAACTATCAGGAATTTAATGAATCCGCTACAAGAAGACCAATTAGAAAACCCGAGAATGATGAGATCAAAAAAATAGAACAACAGGAAAAAGCTAGAATGGCGAAAATTCGTGAAGAAGCTAGAAAAGAGCAGCAACGAATTATGAGAGAAGGCGAAAAAGATCAAGAAAGATATTATTCTAGAGAAAATAAAAGAAAAGTTGTCATACCTAAGGATGATGATGGATTTGATTTCCAAAAAATTGAAAGAGAAGAAAAAGCTAAAATGGATAAAATTACACGAGAAGCGGAAAAAGAATATGATGATATGATTAAGGACGCAACAAAAGATCGTAAGAAATATTTTCCAAACAAAGCTAGAAAAAGTAGTGGGAATAGAACACCCAGAACCGCTAGAGAATTTAACGAGTTAATAAGGTCAAACAGAATAAAAAGTTGTGATAGAATGAGTGCAGATTTTGTCTGGAGATACAAAAATGGAAAAGTTACTGGATATAAATTCGTATGAAACATATAAGAATATTTGAAGAATACATAACAGGGGTAACTTATGATGATCCGATCTCAAAACAAGAAATAGATTTTGATGATGAGGAATGGATTGATATGGAAGAAGATGAAAATAGACTAAGAAACTATATTATTAAAGCACGAGATGGTAGAATGGTTTTTTATGCGAAAAATGTATATAATGAAGAAGAAGCTGGAAAACAATTCAAAAAAGAAACTGGATGTGGTGAATTTGAATATGGTAAATTAGAATTTATAGAAACATCAACGGAAGAGCACAAGAAAATTAGAAAAGTTTTAAGAGATAAAGTTAATAAATTAGATAATGAACTAGAGAAATTGAAATATGAATTGTTCTCCATATGAAATTTTATAGTTAAAATTTTCCCCCTTTCAAAAATTAAACTTTCACCCATTTATTTCTTATATTGAATATGATAATAAAAGAGATAAGTATACGGAATTTCAAGAGTTTCGGTAATAATCTACAGACTATTAAGTTTGGCGAAGATGGTCAATTAATACTTTTATGTGGTAAAAATGGTCATGGAAAATGCGTACATAAAAGTACCGCCATAGATATAGATATAGATGATATATCATTATCATATGAACTTATAAATTTTTTAGAAACAACAGAATTGGGAAATAAAATTTTTATATATATAAAAGAAAATAAATCTTTTTTATATGAAAAAATCAAAAAATTTAGAATTAATTCAGAAAAATAAGACCCAATTAGAAGAATATCTATCAGATTTTCATGTTGATAAATTTAAAAAATTTATAAAATTATTTAATGATAATGATTTTAATTGTGGTTATACTGTTTTTAAACTGAAAATGAGATCAATTATATCTATGCCTAAGAATGGTAAAGAAACTTTAATATATTGGACTAGTAGAGGTTGGGATGAAAAAGAAGCAGAGAAATTAAGAATAAAAAGAAAATATGACCCTAAAAAATCACCAATGAATACAGATTATTGGATAAATAAAGGATTAACAATAGAAGAAGCTAAGTATAAAATAAAATCATTTAGAAAAAATAATGTTGAATACTGGTTAGAAAAAGGGTACTCTAAAGAAGAATCAGAAAATAAAAGAAATGAATTTCAAATAAAAAATGGTAGGAAATTTGTTATTAAATATAAAACAAATGAAAATTTTAAAAAAGAAGTTGATTCAAAAAGAGATAATAATTTAAATTATTGGTTAAATAAAGGTTATTCTGAAAAAGAAGCTAAAGAAAAATTATCCAATAGACAAATAACTTTTTCAAAAGAAATATGTATAAATAAATACGGAAAAAATAAAGGTATAGAAATATGGAAAAAAAGACAAGAAAAATGGATGAGATCTTTAAAAGATTCTGATTATGATGGATATTCTAAAAAAGGTATAAAACTAAAAAATAAAATAGAAAAATATAGTATTGAAAAATTAATAGGTTCTTTATCTTTAAAAAATAAAAATTTATTTATTGAATTATTTAAAAAATGTAATACAATTGAAGAATTCATAAATATGTATAGTGATACATTTAATGAAGATGATAAACTATCTTTATATAAAATTATATTACCAATAAAAAAATTGAAAATATTACAAATATTTTATAATACATCAGAAAGCCATATAATGTCACTTATAATACCCAAAATAACTAGAATTAAATCTATGTATTCATATTATTCTTGGTTTAATAATCATATTTGTAGAAGTGATGGTGAATATATTATAGCCAATTTTTTATTTAAAAACAATATTGACTATATCTATGAAAAAAAATATGAGAATTCTGTATATAAATGTGATTTTTATTTAACAAAATATGATTTATATGTAGAATATTTAGGTATGATAAAACAAAATAAAAAGAATCCATATAAAACAAAATTAAATTTTCTTGATAAAGATAATATAAATTATATAGCTTCGGATAATATTAATGAAATTAAAATAAATATAATAAATTATGTTAACAATTCAAATGAAAGATATATTTGAATTATCTAAATATACTGATATTCTGAAATCAGATATAAAAGTTATGACCCCAAGTGGGTTAAAAAAAATATATGACGTTGATATAACAGCATATAATAGTGATGTTATTATAATAAAAACACATAAACATGAATTGATGTGTTCTCCTGATCATTTAATTAAATCAAATAATAATTGGATAAAATCTAAAAATTTTAAAATAAATGATCCAATTGATACTAAATATGGAACATTCAATGTTAAAGAAATATCTGTTTTTGATAAAAAAGAAGATTTGTTAGATTTACATGTAGATGGAAACGAATACTATACGAATGATATATTAAGCCATAACTCATCTCTACAAGAAACAATAGACTTTTCATTATTTGGAGTTGTCAGAGGTAAGGAAAGAAAGAGAATACCAATGAAAGAACTCCCAAATAGGATAAATGGCAGTCTTTTAACGAAGGTTCTTTTCACAAATGACAACGAGGATGACATTACAATAGAACGCGGGTTAGAACCCGTTAAATTGAAGATAATGTCTAATTCTCACGATATAACATCTAGATATAAAAAATTCAGTAATGACCAGAAAGATGAACTCATTGGTATAAACTATGATATTTACAAATCTTTTATTTCAATGAGTCTAAATGATTTCACAAATTTTATAAACTTAGATCCCGAAACAAAAAGAAAATTATTAAACCGATTATTTAATATTGAAGAAATAGATAATTATTTTCAAATATCAAAAAACATAGTTAAAAATAATAAAAGAAATATTGAAAATAAGAAAATAGAATTATCATCTAATTTAAGAACAATAGAAACTTATAAGGAAAATATTGAAAATATAAAAAAATTAAGTAATGATTCAATTGGAACAAAGGAAGAAATAAAGGAAAAAATATTATCAAAGAGATCTAGATTCACAGAATTAAAAGAACATTTGACTGATATTATTGGATTAATTAATGAATCTAGCGAGGATTTGGGTAATAGAAGTGAGGTGTTAAATTCTAAACATCATAGAGTAAATAAAATTGATTATAAAATAGAAGATATTAAAGAGAAAATAAAAATATTTGAAAAAGGTGTATGTCCTATGTGTAATACCGTTTTAAAATCTGATAAACATATTCATAATCTAAGTGAATTGATATTGGAAAAAGAAACATTTGAAAAAGAAAAATCAGAACTATCAAACGATGTATTTTCATACAAAAAAGAAAGTAGGGATGTATGGTCAAATAAGAATAAATTAGTTAATGAGAAAGATAGTATAAAAAAAGAATTTAATGAACTTGGATTTGAATTAAAAACATTGAAAAAAGAATATGATACACACGACACCAATTATAACGCGGTTAAAGAGATTGAAAATAATATTGAAAATATTACAAATGAAAATAAAAAAATAAAAGAAATAATATCTGAATTAGAGAATAAAAATAGTAGGTATGAAAAATTAAATGAATTGTTTTCTAACCAAGGAATAAGAAAGGATATTATAGAGAATATTGTAAAACCTATAAATAATTATCTATCCGAATATCTAGAAGAATTAGATTCACCATATAGAGTTGAACTTAACGATCAATTTGACGCGGAAATATATGAAAGATATATAAATCAAATTCATCCAGAATCATTATCATCGGGAGAAGCGAGAAAAGTAAACATCGCTATCGCGTTATCTTATTTAGAAATAATTAGAAAAATGAGAAAAAGTAATATACTATTTTTGGATGAGATTTTTGAAAATGTGGATGAGGATAATATTGATATATTATTAAAAACATTAAAGAAATTCTCTATAAAATATAAGACTAATGTTGTGGTTATCAACCACTCACCAACTGATAAAGATCTTTTTGATAGAATAATCAAAATTGAAAAGAAAACTTTTTCTATGATAAGTGATATATAATAACCAACTAAAAATTTAAAATTATGGAAAAAACAAAAAAATTTATTGAAGAAACTAAAATTATTGATTCTTTTATTAAAGAAGATACAAAAAAGGATATTAGTGATGATGTTCTAAAATATTCTGAATATTTGGCCGAAAAACAATTAGAAAAAATCAATAATAATTATCAAATTATTGATAATATTGACAGGGGATACATAATAAATGGTAATAATAGAATATATCCGATCGCCTCACGGTTGCCCTATGTCTCCCAGGAAGCACACAATCCACCATGGGGGGTGGGGGTATCTGGAACTTCTGGAACTTCTAGATATGCTAGAATACCCGATGGAACTGTTGGAGACGCTCGTTGTGGTGTAAATGTGGTACCATGTAATGTTAACTCTTCGCAAATGCCTATGCCGTATGGTGGAAGGAGATTCACTGTACCTCTTGTGACAGAAAATAAAGAAAGTATATTGAAAAAAATAAGTAAAAAATGGTCTGATTTATAAAAAAAAATGACTTGTTATTTTAACAAGTCATTTTTTTTTAAAATTTGAATTTTATATATAAAGATAAACTATTTTCTTATGATTAATCTTGATATTTTTGATAGAGTTAATGGTCTACCGATATGGGCTCAGATAATAATATACATCATAGTATGTGGTATAGTTGTAACATCTACCGTCCTCGCGTTTTACAATCCAATATTGGAATTTTATTCATTAATAAAAGATCGATCACACAAAAAAGATAAAAATAAAAAATCAGAAAAAATAGATACTATACAAGACTACGAATCAATTAGAGAAAAAGTGTTAAATAGTAGATTAATGCATGAAATAATAGAACTCAGAACAAAACTTCCAACTTATAATTTTGGTGACAAAAACAGAAATAGAATATTCACATTTATATTAGAATCGTATATGAAATCCATAGAAGATAATGTCTTTAAATTAATTGATACATACGATATTGATAATTTGAACGAAGATAAATTCATAAGAGTTATACATAGTATGTCGAATGACATAATTAATGAATTACAAACAAAAGTTAAATTAAAATATGGTAAGAAAATATATGATTTAGTTATGTTAGACCCAAACAAAGGAATGAGAGCGTGGACTAGATATTTAGATGAACAATCTCAAATATTAATAGATGAATTTTCTAGATCAAATCAAATGGTGACTAATCATCAAAAATTCGTTATAATTTTAACTAGTTTGGCTACATCATTAATTGTTATTTCAACAAACATTGAAAAAAGATTTTATAATTTTAATGGTGAATTAACAGAATTGTTAAAAGAAGAATATGGTATATAAATGAACTACCACTAAACTAAAGATTTAGTGGTTTCACGTTTCATAGACTTCTCTATTGAGAACGCCTCATTACAAAAAAGAATATATCTTTCAAGATGTGTCCTTTTTTTTAAAAAAAAAATTAAAATATGAAAATATTTAAAGAATTGAAAAACAGAGAATTAGTTGAAAATGAAAAAGAATATTCCGAATTGGTTTGGTTGAGGATGATAAAAATCAATGATAAGGTCATTGAACATCCAAGACACGAATTAAATGAAAAAATAAGTAAAATTCAAGTCGGAATATTAGAAATAGAAATTTAATTACCAATTAACTCTTCTCTAGACATTTTATCTTTCCAGTAGTCTAATTCCGAATTGGATTTGTTATCCAAATAAAATTTTGTTATTAATTTCGTATCATCATCTATAAAATAATTAAAAATGTCATCAATTGGAATCCATTGGAAATGATGTCCTTTAGAATTATCATTCTCTTTATAATCTGTAACCAAATACAAATTGTTTATCACATACTCATTTTTTCCAGTTTTCATAATATTTTTAAATTCATCACATTTCTTATATGTCATAGGGCTAAATCCAAGTCTATTTATATTAAATTTTATATTATCACCAACAAATGATGGAAAAACATACTTTCCTCCTTTAGTTATTAAATAAAAATAATTTTTATTGTATTTATTTCTTATTAAGATATGTGTTTTATTATGTACCACATTACCTAATTTTGTTAAAACATTTCTTAATAATAATATTACACCATTTGAACGAATAGTTTGTATCTTCTTTGAGTCTATTGAATGTGGTGAACTTATACCTTTATCAAATTTTCTATAATCAAGAAATATTATCATATGTGTATCGTTATATTTCTTTTTATAGAAAATATTATATGATATCGCTTTTTTGTTTGTTAATTTTTCACTGCATACAAATTTTGTAACATAATCATTATCAACCGCGACATACCACTTAAGTTCATCATTAGTTGTTCTTCTGTGTAAATTTATTATTATACCTCTATTCTTATTATCACTATTATCCATCTTTTTGTTTGTTTTTAATGTTAAAAAGTAAAGATAAAACATTTGATCCTCTAATCATTCTAACCTCTCTACTGTATCCTCTTATTTCAAATAAGAAACGAATATAACAATATTCAGTGGATGACATATTCACAAAATATTCAATTCTTATACTTTTTTTAGTTTGTGGTATATTAAAAAATGAAATAAATTTTTCACTAATATCTGTTTTGCTGTATGAACTCCATTTTAACTTTCCTTCATTTGTTTGTTGTATTAGAGTTAATAACAAAAAATTATCTGTTATTTTTCCACTAGTATTTGATAGTTTAAAATCTAATGACATATTTTTAACGATTTTTTATATTATCTAATACAGAAATATGAAGTATTTCAAGATCTTTATCATTCTCTATTTTTCTTATATGATTCATAGAACCATCTTCATCAACAAAATAAATAATCATATAATTTGACAATTCTCTAGAAAAATACAATTTTAATAACAATCTTTTTTTATTAGTTATCATCACACTAGTAACATATACCACATAATGTTCATTCTCATCTCTCACGACACGCCATTGTATTTGATTTGTTTCTGTTAATTTTAATAATTCCTCTAATGTATGTTGATCTTTATCTACTTCTTTATCTACTTTCTTTACTCCTAAATCTCTCTTTATATCAGAATAGACACTCTTATATTTTGTCATAAATTTTCCAATTTGACTTCTATTTAGAGATGATCCCTTCAGTAGTTTATTAAGGAGTTTTCTAAAATCCATCAAAATTCTATTCTTTTTATCCCAACCTTCTGATTCTGGATGAAATTTACTCTTTATTTTATCCAAATAAGTTAGCGATATAGTATAATTATTCTTTTTTGTTATATGAAAATAACTCATTCTTAAAGCCGTATTCTTCTTTGTCAATGATATCAAATAATCAGCTACAGGATCATTCATATCAGATACTCTCTTTAAAATTTCCATAAAAACAGGTGAAACTTCTAGTTTAAATCTTCTTTGTGAGTTGTTTTTGTTAATATTTTGATTATTATTCCTATTGAAATTATTATCATTCCTACTAAGATTATTTCTTCCACCTCCCTTATTTCTATTACTATTTTTTCCTTTTCTAGCCATTATTTATCTAAAATACTTTTTTTCTTCTTTTCTATTTCATCAATCAAATCTGATACTCTAAGACCTTCAATTAATTTTAAAAATCTAGTCCTCTCTGGTCTAGCTAGACTAACACTTAGATAACTCAAATGTCTAGTACTTCTAGCCACTAAACTCAATTCTAGACTTATCTTGTTATTTACTATATATTCAGATTTATATTTGTTATATTTCACTTCATATGACCATTTTAGTTTACCATCTTTAGTTAAATTTATTACATCATTTAAAATTTGATAATTTTTTTTTGGTATTCTCTGTTCAACTGAGTCATTTGAAACTCCTTTTTCCCCACTTATTCCCTCATTACCTTTTACTAATTGAACTTTTACTTTATTGTTTGTTAGTATTATTCTTCTTGTATTGTTTTTATCAGAAATTAATACAACACCATTTAACACATAATCATATAAAACATTATTCATCAACCATTTTAACCACTTAAAATTATATCTATATTGTGATAATCCATCATGTATTAAATTCTCACCAGTTTTATCTGATTTCCATGGGCATTGTATACCTGGCATTCCTCCTGGTGGATTTAACCAATCCGTAACAGTTTTATGGTCAAATTCGTAATAATTTTTATTTGTAGGAATACCTCGTGGAGTACGTGTATATCTTATATAAAAACTACCATCATTTCCATATATTCCTTTAAATCCATTAGATCCATCTAAAAGATCTTGTAATTTTATCACATCTCTTTTATAATGTGGAGTAAGATTAAAATTCATCAAATAAAATCTATCAAAATCGGTTAATTTAGGTGAAATACTAAATTTACCGTCTATTTTAATATTACCTGTTTTATCTAATTCTAAAATTGGGTTTTTATTTATCCTACTCTTTAAACGTGAAGCATCCACAATTTTTCCCTCGTGAATAATATAATCTTTCAACCATATATAATCAACAGATAAATTATATTTCGTCTGTTCATTCCAGATATGTCTATCATTTGGTTTTCCACCATAAACTATTTTTATTTTATACTCATCGTATCTTATCTTTATATTTAATTTATCCTCTAATTTACTTATTATTCTTCCCAGCATAAATAATGATGGAAACGTCCAAAACGAAATAATCTTTATTCCAGTCCAAATTCTACCAGAAAAATTATATCTTATTGATTGACTGTCACTAATGTTATTTTTTCTACCAAGTATTATATTACTCTTATATAAACCAAAGGAATATGAATCATCATCGTTGTAATAATAATTCTTACCCTTAAACTCAACGACCTCTGGTGTTTGACTTTTAATATCCATTACTTTTTCTTCTTAAAGAAAGATTTACCTTTACCTTTATCTATATCTTGTGGTGTAAATCCAAAATAATTATCATTATCTGTTATTATTTTGACTTTATCACCAATTATACCAAACTCTCCAACTTTACCAGCACGAAATACTCCAGATACCATCTCACCATTGAGTAATCCGCCGTAAAAATAGCTATCATTTATAACGGTTGTTTGGTCAACATTTGTATATTCCATTTTACAGCTGAATATATCACTGTCTTTAACATCACAGTTCTCCAAGTGTGTATTTTTTATATCACAAGTCACAAATTCACAATTACTAAATCTACCACCAACAATAGAACAATCAACAAATCTTATATTCTTTATATCAATAATCGCACGAAAATCCGCGTCAATAACCTCCATTTTTCTATCATTGGTATCATAGTTTATAACACAATTCTTTAAATTATAAACATTTGTTATCAAATCATATAACTCTTCATAGATTTCGCCATAATATGTTTTAACAATTATAAGTGAATCTTCTTTATCAATTTCTAATTGTATTGATGGAAATTCCGCGATAAAATTATCTAATTTCTTAAATTTTTTGAAATTATTTATGTTTTTATTTAAGTATTTCACCAATAACTCTCTATCTTCTGAATCTATTTTTTCACTAATTGAGTTCCAAGTCAAAATTACAAAATAATCTAGTAATTCCAAAATTTCTTTTGTTTTATTATGATAATCTTCACCACCAATATATCTAAACTCTAGTCTACCTTTATTTATTGTATTTATATTTATTCCATAATATTTTGTATCTGGTAATTCTATATTATTTTCTATTATATTCGCCGCACTTCCTGTATAATCAAAATCTTTATATGGTATTACATTTTTTACAGACATCGCGTAATAATTATCTTTACGAGTTGGAAACATTTCATATATCATATCTTCATCAACATTCAATAATATTTTTAATTGATTAAGATTTCCAATATCCTTATCTGTTTGTTCTTTATCAAAAGATATATTTATGTGTATAGAACATCTTTCATTGGTATTCGCGTATTGTTGTAGGATTTTTAGAATTTTTAGTAATATTATTTTTGAATCATTGTAATGCATTGGTCCTGTGATGATTTCAACCATGTCATATCCACCTGACAAATCAGGTTCTATCTTAAAGTTCTTATCATCTGGTTTCATCTCAGAGTGATATTTCCTATATCCATGGACTTTAATAGGGTCTAATTCTCTATTTAATAATTCCAATAATTTATAATACGATCTCTCTGTATAAAATTCTAATTCAAAACCAATTATTGATTTTGTAAGAATATCCCAATTATTTATATATTTTTCACTGAATCTCTGCATTAAAGGATTTTAATTTTATTTATATATTAAAAAACAAAGTTTAAAATTTAATATATAACATATATAAGTCATATCACCCATATAGATTTGGTACAAAAAATAAAAAATTATTATGTTGATTAACAAAAAAATTGAAATAAAAATAACAAAAAAGACCATTGAACACTTTATTAACCTTGAAAAAGATGTTAAATTAAAAGATGAAATAGAAATAGATGTATCCGAACTAAATAAAGGTAGTTGTATACTAGTTGATGTCGTGTGTGATATATGTGGTAATAAAAAAACAATAATGTATAAAAAGTATTATAAAAATATAAATAATGGTGGTTTTTACGCATGTTCTAGTAAATGTGCTCAGGAAAAAGTGAAAAAAACATCATTGAAAAAATTCGGAAAAGAGTATTATACAAAAACAAATGAATATAAAAATCAAATTAAAAAAACAAATTTAAATAAATATGGTACAGATCATCACTTAAAATCAGAAATAGTAAAAAACAAAATTGAAAAAACAAATTTAAATAAGTATGGTGTTAAAAATGTTTTTCAATCAGAAAAAATCAAAGAAAAAATCAAAGAAACAAATTTAGAAAAATATGGATCGGAAAATCCATTTGGATCTGATCAAATAAAAGAAAAAATAAAAGAAACAAATTTAGAAAAATATGGAGTTGAATACCCACAACAATCTACACTCATAAGGGAAACATTAAAAGAAAATAATTACAGTAAGTATGGTGTGTTTTACATATCACAAATTAATGAAATTAAAGAAAAAGTGAAAAATACAAATATTAAAAAATATGGTGTTAAATCCCCATTTCAATTAAAAGATAGTATAAAAAAATCAATAGAAAGTAAAAGAAAAAAATGGTATGGGAATATAATGGAATATGATTTTAATATCATTGATGTTAATTTTGATAAAAAAATTTTTAAAATTAAATGCCAGAAAAATCATATTTATGAAATAGGTTTTCATCTATTTTATCTTAGGAATAGAGTAAATACTGCAGTGTGTACGAAATGTAATCCGATAAACTCATCTAAATCTGGATATGAAGTTCAATTACATGATTTCATTAAAGAAAATTATAACGATATGATAAGAAATAATAGAAAATTATTGGATAACAAATATGAACTAGATATTTACATCCCTGACCTTAAACTCGCGTTTGAATTTAATGGTGTTTATTGGCACAATGAATTAAATAAACCAAATGATTATCATTTGAATAAGACAGAATTATGTGAAAAAAAAAGAACACAATTGATACATATTTATGAGGATGATTGGATTTATAAAAATGATATTGTTAAATCTATGATATTAAATAAGTTAGGAAAAACTCCTGAAAAAATATATGGAAGAAAATGTGAAATAAAAGAAATAACAGATAATAAATTAGTCAGAGAATTTTTAAATAAAAATCATATCCAGGGATTTATTGGTTCATCAATTAAATTGGGTCTTTTTCACAATGAAGAGTTAGTGAGTTTAATGATTTTTGGGAAAAGAAGAATTGGTAAAAAGACAAGTGATGAATATGAATTATTAAGATTTTGTTCAAAATTGAACACAAATGTTATAGAATCAGAAGACAATTTATTCAAATACTTTGTTGAGAATTATAAACCATCTAAAATAACAACTTACGCAGACCGTTCGTGGAGTACAGGAGATTTATATAAAAAATTAGGATTTGAATATAAAGGAAAAACACAACTGAATTATTATTATGTTATTGATGGAATCCGTCATCATAGGTTTAATTATAGAAAAGATAAGTTAATTAAAGAGGGATTTGATAAAAATAAAACAGAACACGAAATTATGATTGATAGAGGAATTTACAGGATATATGATAGTGGAAATTTAAAATTTGAATATTAATATATATAGGATTATGTTACAACTAACTATTAAACCCAATCTTAAAAAATTCTTAGAAGAAACTAAGAATAAAAGTTTGATATCAGCTTCTGTATTAAAAAAGGATGGAACAACTATTCCATATGGTGATGATCATATAATTAGTATAATTAATATTGATATTAGTGGCAATAATGGAACTATTTTTTGGTATAATGTTGGTGAGGACACAGAAGTTGAGATTAGAATTGGTCGGGGAATTGGTAGATTATTTACTGAGGATGAGAGAAAGGAATTTGAAAATTCAAAAACTAATTGGCATTGGTATAAAGAATTAGAACAATTTGTGAATCTATACAAAGCGTACATTGATAAACACAATAAATTAATAAAGAAAGAATTCAGAATCGTTTATGGTGATGATATTATTAAATGGTATTGCGGTGATAACTACAGAAAAGGTAATGGCCAATTAAACAAATCTTGTATGGCGTTTAATAATTGGGATTTTGGTGCCGAAGATTATTATGAACCAACAATTCCACAAAGATTAAAATTTTACGCGGATAAAAACTTCAAAGATAAAATAAGAATGTTAATATTAGTTGATCACGAAGATAAATTACTAGGTAGATGTATATTATGGAAATTAGATGATCCAAAGGGTCGTATATACGCAGATCGTATATACACCATATATGACTATGATTATAATACATTTGAAGATTATATTGATAAAAAAGGATGGTTAAAGTATTATGATGATAAACCATCATATATGGAGATAATATTACACACAACCAATGATTATAGTGGTAATGGTATGATGTATGCACCTAGACCATATATGGATACTTTTAATCTTAATTATTTTGATGATGATATATATATATTTACATATGGTTATAAAAATAAAAAAAAGAAAATAACTAAAGTAAGGGATTTTTTCAAAAGAGAAACAGATGTGGAACAAAAGTTTGAAAAATTTAACAAAAACTTTTATTAAATAAATCAAAAAACAACTAAATTTTTAGTGGTAGTTCATTAATATTTTCTAATATAGAATTTTAATATATAAATAAAAAAAATATAAAAAACTATTACAAAAAATTTTTATATATAATAAATAAATATTATATTTACAATGAGGAAAAGCCAAAAAAGTAGCATAATACGAGATCATTCACTCGCGTATGCGGTTAGAAAGGGTGATATACCTCTTAATTTGGTGCCTAAAGAAAAGAGAAAAAAAATAAAAGGAATTGTAAAGGGGCCAATTGATACTAAATCACTTGAGAAATCTTCTAAAAATAAATATAAATGCTCTAGAAGATCTATAAAACATCGGAGTAAAAATGAATCAAAAAAAGAATTAGATTTTGAATTTATAAGTAATATAAAAGAATGGGAAAATAGAAATCCAAAATTAGAAAGAGAATTAAAAAAACAAAAAAACAAAAACATTAAGATGGAAAAAAAATTAGTAACAAAGTTTTCTAAATTTGACAAAATCAATGAAGACATTAATCCACAAAGAATACCAAAGGAAAATAAATTTAAAGGTTTTATTGAATTTGATGATGAATATCTAACTTCATTGGATGAACACGGTATGACTAGACAAGAGGGTATGGATAGTGGAAATTTTATAGTATTTGATATTATGAATAAGGATTACACTTTTGTAGATGAACCACCAACTGATATCAGACCATATAACTCACAATCATTTGAACATGTAATGAGTAATCTATGAAATTCACAATCACAATGTGATAGTAATATTATAAAGGTGTATGGGATGCTTCATAGTTTTCAAAACTCATTTATTTCTTTTTCTTTTCTTTATATGGTCTTATTACTTTAAATCTAGTCGTTGTTTTTGAACAATCTTCACATATATACGTTTGAAATAACCTATCAGATGAGACGCTTTCAACTATTATCATATCATTGAGTGATGTTTCTTTAAGACATTCTATACAAATTCCTATTCCTCGTTTTGTTGGTTTTTTATTCATTAGTTGTCATTAATTTTCCAACTAACCTTCTTCTCAACATCCCTACTGTATGAATATTCATAGATAGAGTATCCATCTTCATCAATGTAATTGAAACACTTACAATTATCACAAACAAAACCATCGTGAGTTGATTCATCATCACTAAATGAATGTTCATGTTGTTTTATAGGTACTAGATCCTTACTATTACAATTACCACAATTTTCAATTGTTTGAACCTCAATAGTTTTAAAGATTTCTTCCCTCTGTAATTCTAGATTTTCCATATTCTTTGTTTTTCGTTTGTTAATTTAAAATTAAATATACTAAAAGATAAAATAACTACCAAAATTATTTTATATTGTAATCATATCATATCGTCCTGAATTCACTACACTCATCATAGTTTCATAAGGTGTTGGTTTTCTGTCAATAACACCATTTAATGTGTTTTTTAATATTGATGGACTGAATCCAGAAATCAACCCAACTCCTTGTTGATTATCATCAGCAGGAACACAATCCTCTTTAGATCTGACATTCCAGAAGAATATATGTGGTAATTTATATCCATTTTCTTCATATTTTTCTTTTATCATATCTAACGCTGATTTCCTACTAGATGATAAATCAAATTGCATGTCAGATATAATTAATAAAATTGTAGGCATATATTCATCACTAATACTATGTTCTAATGATTTTGTCAACAATACATCAAACGCTTTTTCTAGGTTTGTTGTTTTTCCCCATTTTGAATATCTCAATTGTGTAGCTCTTTCAACGAAAGTTCCTTTTAAAAACTCAATTGTTGGATTTTCTGAAAAAGTCATAAACGCGTCTTTGAAAATACTCTCGTTTCTTTCACTTATATAAATACCAAGAGAAATAGATACATCTAATGGTAAACCACCATACCAAGTCATAGAAGGTGATACATCAACCATAGGTAATATTCTATGAGTTGTTCCTTCCATATAATTTGGTAATGATTTCCACATCGCTTCTATCGCGTCGTTTTGATTGATTTTAAATGTTCCTTTATCCGCTCTTCCTTGTTTCATAAGAGCTTGATAGATTTGATGTGGATAAAGTACTCCAGCGTTCATTTTCTTCTCACCACTATTAACCATATCAATATATTCTGAAAATCTTGTTTCATCATTACGATAAAATGATTTTCTATAACGATTCATCGCAACCGATGGAACATGTTCATAATTAATTTCATCAAATTTATTGTCACACATTTTTTGTTCAATAGTATTTGATAATTCAACTATTAATTTTCTATATTCCTTTGGTGAAATTTCAAGATATTCACGAACATTTTTTGATAAATTGTTATATTGATTTTTTCTTGGCATCCATTTCGCCAACAACGCGTTACGTTCATCTAATCCCTTTTTAATTAAAGGTAGATAAACAATTGGGTCAGTGAAAAATAAATCATCCCAACGACCAAATTCTGGTATGAATTCAGATATTTTTATAAGATATTCTGGATAATTATCATTAAGTAATGTTAAACAATCTCTAAAAAATTGTCTTTCTCCAGCTCCACCACGAACATCTCTAGACCAAAACAATAGTCTTAACGCGGTTTGTGGATCTTCGGTTAACGCTTTTTGAAAAAGATTAATTTTTTGTTCCTTTGTCCAATGACGTGCCGCGCCCGCCATAAAAAACATATCAACACATCCATTTAATGATGTTGAATTTGTTAACATACCTTTTTCTGTTCTAGTATCATTTTGTCTTAGAACATTAATCAATTGTGATTGTGATCTTGCCATAATTTTAAAATATTTTTTCAGAATACTTATTAGATGTCGAATCTATTTGTCCAAGTTTTTGCTGTTTCAGTATTCTTTAACAATCGTAGGTGGGTAACACCACTCTTCAAGATACGAGAAGTTTATTAAAACTTACCTCAAAATCACATTTTATAGTTTTTAAATTTTTGGGGAAACTGTAAAAATGATGTAAAACCCCTTCATAATAGTTCTTTGTTTTGCTGTACGTATCTTTTACGATGGCTAAACTATATATTCAACTTTTTTTATAAAGTTTTTCCATTTTTAAAAAACATCACGATCTTTCCTTTCATCTTTCTGCCATTTAATTATATCTCCAAAACCTGAAATATCAGCACCATTAGAAATTTTTGTGAATGATTTTTTAATATTTATAAATTTATTAACATATTTTTTACCATTTTTTGTATCATCTTTTATACTATCCCTTATATCTTCAACTTTAGAATCAGAGAATCCCATTCTAAATATAAGACCCATTGGAAAATCACTATTATCAGACTTCAAATAATAATCTATCAATTCCAACATTTCATTTTTACAGAATTCATAATCTGTGTTTTCAAAATTTATTTTATCTAACATATTTTTATATTTTTAAGTAAATGCCATACCAGCAACACAGACAATTAAAAGTAGTATAATTACACCAATAATTATATAATCTTCATAATATTCTCTGAATTTTATTTTTTTCATAAAAAAAAACTTTTGAACAAATCTAATATAAGAAATGTATATAACCAAATAATTTTAAAAACAAATGAATTACAAAAATTTATTCTATTTTGATATAGAAACAACAGGAAAACACAAAACCATTGAGGATTTTGAAACCAATGATAAAAGAGGATATGAACTTTTTTTAAGAAAGCTTGAAAGAAAGAGTGATAATATTCTAGACTGGAAAAAATCTCCTGATATTGTATTCAGAGAAAAATCTTCCCTAATGCCAGAATTTGGTAAAATAGTTTGTGTAACAATGTCATTTTATAAAAATGATGAATTAAAAACAAAGTCAGTATATAACGATAATGAAAGGACTCTAGTTAACGAGGTTCATAAAATATTCAAAAATATTAGTGATAATACAACATTTGGATTATGTGGATATTATATTAAAGGATTTGATATACCTTGGATAAATAGAAAAATGTTGAAATATGGATTAGAGATACCTAGATTATTAAAGACATTTGGGATAAAACCATGGGATATGAACATATTTGATCTCGCGGAAATTTGGAGAAATAGTGGAACATTAGAGACAACATCATTTGATGAAATGTTATATGAACTTGGTTTAGAGAGTCCTAAAACTATTATGAAAGGAAATGAAGTACATCAAATGTACTGGGATGGTCAAATTGACAAAGTGGTGAAATATTGTGAATTGGATGTCAAATCGTGTGTAGAAGCTGCGAAAACAATCTGTGAATTAGTCTAAATTTGAAACTGAATAAAGAATCACTGGATAAAATTTATGTTCTAGGCTATGTATTTTATTCGCTAATGTTTCTGGTGTATCTGTTGCCATAATCTTTTTTCTAACTTTGTAGATAATATCACCCTTATCATATTTTTCATTAACATAATGTATTGTTATACCAGAAAATCTTTCTTTATTTTTAATAACTTCTCTGTGAACATTCATTCCATACATACCTTTTCCACCATATTTTGGTAATAACGCGGGATGTAGATTAACTATCTTTTTAGGAAAATAATCTATTATATCCTTAGGCATTAATAGTAGAAATCCACAAAGAGCGATAAAATCAGTTTCAATTTCAATTAATTTTGATAAAACAATACCATTGTTTAATTCCTCTTTATCAAAAATAAAATATGGTATTCTTAATTTTTCACATCGTTTAATAACATACGCATTATCATTGTTTGTAAAAACAGAATTTATTTGTATCGAATCAACTCTTGATAGATTATCCAATTTCCTAGTTTTAATATAATCAAAAATAGCTTCAACATTGGAACCATTTCCAGACGCGAAAAGAGTAATATTTATCATAGAATTTATTTATGAAATAATTTTTTATTCAAGAAAGTTTTGTAAAGTGTCACCCGTAGGAGATTCGAACTCCTGATTTCAAGGATGAAAACCTTGCGTCCTAGACCTGACTAGACGAACGGGCGATAGTCAATCAAATTTATATAGTAAAGTAAATTTTACCAAAATAGAAAAAAGTCATTATTTTTTAATTATATATACTTACAAAACAAAAAAGTTTTTTGTAAGAAATGTTAAAATCATACAAATATAGAATATATCCAAATCAGGAACAAAAAAAATTGATGTCTCATATTTTTGGACAAGTTAGATTTGTCTATAACCTTGGTCTAGAAACAAAAATTAGTGCTTACATAGGAAATAAAAAAAATTATACCTGCATTGATTTATCAAATCAAATTAAAGAACTTAAAGATACCGAATGTCCTTGGTTAAAAGAAAGTCCTTCACAGGCATTACAAATGAGTTTAAGAAATCTGGATAATGCCTACACAAATTTTTTTAGAGGTGGTGGTTTTCCCAAATTTAAAAGAAAATTTGGAAAACAATCATTTCAATTACCACAAGGAGTATATTTAGAAAATAAAAAACAAATCTTCATACCTAAATTAAAATTGGTTGGAATTGATTTACATAGAGAATTTAAAGGTGAAATTAAAACTGTAACTGTAAGTAAATCAGTCACTAATAAATATTATGTGTCTATACTTATTGATACTAGTGAATTAAAACCTGATAAAAGAGAAATAAAAGAAAGCACATCAGTTGGTTTAGATTTAGGTATAAAAGATTTCTGTATAACTTCAGATGGAAAGAAATTCAAGAACCACGATTTCTTTAAATCTGCTATGAATAAATTAAGAATTGAACAGCGATCCTTAACAAGAAAACAAAAAGATTCTAAACATTATCAAAAACAAAAAATGAAAATTTCTCTTTTATATGAACATATAAGAAATCAAAGACAGGATTATTTACACAAAATAAGTAAATATTTGGTTGATGATTATGATACAATCTGTATGGAGGATCTTAATGTGTCTAGTATGGTTAAAAATCATAAATTAGCAAGAGCAATAAGTGATATGGGATGGAATGAATTTAAATCTATGATTGAATATAAATGTGATTGGTATGGAAAAACCCTTTCAATAATAGGTAGATTTGATCCATCATCAAAAACTTGTAGTTCTTGTGGAACAATTAATAAAGATTTAACTTTAAATAATAGAAAATGGATTTGTCCTAAATGTAACGAAAAACACGATAGAGACATAAATGCTGCTATAAATATAAAGAAAATTGGGTTGAGGAACCAACCCAGCGTCACTCAAAGTGAATGGTTACATTGTGCTTGTGGCGTAGAAACTAGATTTTTAGTGTAGTGGTTCACATAGTAAAATAGTTTATATAAGTTTTTCTAATTTTAAATATTAATATATAAAAGAAAAAATAAATAAAATGGCAACAGTAACAAATCCAACATACAAAAATAATGTCCTTGGTTTCAGAGAACTAGGTGCTCTTCCACTCCGCGCGGACGCGACATCAGCGGCGAGATACATCGAAGAGAATGGTTTAGGTACATATGGTAGTTTCACATCTAATGATGATAATAAGTTTTCAAATGACGGTGGTAACAGATATCAGTACTATGTAAGTGGTGTAACATATGTTGACTATTGGTTAAATAGTGGATATTCATATGAATGGAGAACAGAGTATGGTTATTACCCAACAATAGCGACTATTGTATATACCTAAAAATAACTAAAAAATATTTAATAACCAAATGAAATATTTAAAATTATTTGAGGAAATAGATGTTGATAATGATTTTGAATGGGAAGAAGAAAATCCCGTTGATAATAAATATGTTTACATTTTATTTGATGAAGATAGTGATCATGTGGTGGTTGCTGTATTAAGAAACGATGATACTGAGTTAATAAAAAATACAATATATAACTATTTATTAGAACTTAATATGTTAGAAAAGGGAACTAAAATTAAAATTTATAGAAATAGAGATGATATTAACGCTGTATTTGATAATGATGAGTTGGAGTTCTATATAGAAAAATATAAACTTTTATGAAAATTAAATTATTTGAAGATATAGATATTGATAATGACTTTGAATGGGAAGAACACGAACCAGTTGATTTTCAAAAAGTTAAGGTTTATGTAATGATAAGTGGTGATTATTGTGCGTTTCATGAAATGGGTATTGATGTTGTATATGATATAACAAATGATAAAAAAGTTGGATATGGTGGGGATTCTTTAGAAAAATTAAAAAATTGGGAGGGTGATGGATATAGTGATGTTACTATATTTGACGCTATAAAAATAGGAAATGATTATTATGTTAAATTATAAAATGAAACACATTAAATTATTTGAAGAAATAGATATTGATAATGATTTTGAATGGGAAGAAAATGAACCAAAATCAGGAAGATACAAAATATATACATCAAGAGATGGTGAGATTACATTTGGTAGGAATGATCTTTTACCACTTAAGATGAGTGGTAACAAATTTGGATTTCGTTTTAGTTTCAAAGGGAAATATCGGTCATTAGGAAATCATCTTGATGTAACTGTTGATTTGGATGATATGTTTATTCATATTGAGACCAATAATGGTGATTACGCTGAATATAAAATATTTGAAGAATAAAAAAATAAAATACCTATTATGAAATACATTAAATTATTTGAGGAAATTAACATAGATGATCAAGATTTTGATTATAATTATGGTGACTTAGATACAAATTCTGATATAGAAATAGATTTTGTTATGGATCATGTAATAATATCAGTTGATGAGTTTCATATAAATATAGATGAAAACAATCATAGATATAGTATCTGGGGAAATCTTCCAAAATCCGAAGATGAAGCAGAAGAATTGTTAGATAATATTAAACAATATATAGAAAGGGAATCTATAGAAGATCCATATATCAAGTTTATTGGTGAAATTTTAGATAAGATATCTGTAGAAGAACTTATGTCTGAATTCAGATTTTGAATAAACTTTCTTTTAATTTTATAATAAAACTAGAAATTACGCATCGCTTTTGAATGAAAATTATCTTAACATTTTTCCCATTTATCGTAATTGAATACCCAATTCTTTAATATTATTTTTCATTAAAAGAATGATTTTTAGATCTTTATATTGTTCAACAAAAGCTTCATATTTTTCTTTACTATCATCTCTCCACCATCCTTTTATTTCCCAATATTCATTTAAGTTTTGAATAAGAAAATCTGGCCGAAAGGTTCCTTCTTTTACAATATTATTGAAAACATATTTTATTGGAAATGCAGTTGGTTCGTATGACCAGTTATAATCTTTTGAATCTAAATATTTAGCAATTTTAATTTCCCAAGAGGAACGCATCCATATTTTCTCACCATTTTTTCTAATATAAAATTCACCCTTACCATGATTTCCTACTTTTCCATATCTGTGACTATTAACACCACTTCTACCAATTTTTTTCTTATGTTCCTCTGATAATTTTTTACCTTTATGTTTTTCTGATAATTTTCTTCTTGATTCATCTTTCCAGATTCTATTTTTGTTTGATTCTTTAATTTTTTCTTTGAAAGAATCTGTTTTTTTAATTCCATATAAAGGATGAGTTTTACCCTTTGGTTGAGAAATTGAATTTGATAAACCTATTTTCTTTTTAGTTTCCTCTGAATGCTTTCTTCTATCTGAATTGCAAGAAGGACAATATGCAACTACTTTTTTATGACTAGTAACTTCTTTTGAATAATAACCAAAAACATCATATGTTTTTTGTTCGTTTATCATTTTCCTTATCTTTTTTTATCAAATCTATAAGATATTGTGTCATTGTTGTGTAATTTTCTTTAGATTTTTTTATCAAATATTCATATAATTCCTTATGAATTCTAAAATTGAATAATAATTTATTTTCTTTTTCCATATTTACATATTATTTACATTATATATAAATAAAAAAATATTACTTTTTTCTAAAACATTAGAGAAATATTCTAGTAAATTATGGGATTATATAAATATCCAAAAACTTTAGAAGAATCAGGAACTAGTTATTATAATCTAATTAAGGTATAGAAAAATCTAGAAAAAATATTAGTATAATATAAAAAGAATGATTATCTTTTAGATAATTAAATTTTGGCAATATAAAAAAATATATAAATATGGCATTTGTAACATTAGATATTAAAAAACTCAAATCAAATTTCAACTATCTAAATACGATTTTTAAAAAGAAGGGCATTGAATGGTCTATTGTTTCGAAAATACTAAGTGGGAACGAAATATACTTAACAGAATTATTAAAATTTGACATCAATCAAATATGTGACTCACGAGTGTCTAATTTGAAAATGATTAAATCTATAAACCCTTTAATCAACACTATTTACATTAAACCCCCAGCAAAACGTTCAATATCAAGTGTTGTTAAATACGCCGATATAAGTTTGAATACTGAATTTGAAACTATCAAGATGTTATCAGATGAAGCAAAAAAACAGAACAAAACACACAAAATCATCATTATGATTGAATTGGGTGAACTTCGAGAGGGTGTAATGGGTGAAAATTTTATGGATTTTTATGAAAGTATTTTCAAATTAAAAAATATTAAAGTTGTCGGAATTGGAACTAATTTAACTTGTTTATATGGTGTTTTACCAAATCATGACAAATTAATCCAATTAAGTTTATACGAACAATTAATTGAAGCTAAATTTAACAGACAAATCGAATATGTTTCAGGAGGCGCTTCAGTTACAATTCCATTAATTTTTCAAAATCTATTACCTAAAGGAATCAATCATTTTAGAGTTGGGGAAACACTGTTTCTAGGCACTGATGTCTACAATAACAAACCTTTTAAGAAAATGCATTCAGATGTTTTTAGATTATACTCTGAGATAATTGAATTAATTGAAAAACCGATGGTTCCTGAAGGAAATCTCAGTACCAATGTGGAAGGAGATGAATTCGAATTTGACCCAATACATATTGGTAAAACTTCAAATAGGGCACTTATTGACATAGGATTGCTTGATGTAGATGTTAATCATCTTGAATTGGTTGACACAACTATAAAAATAGCAGGCGCTAGTTCAGATATGATTGTAATTGATCTTGATGAAAATAAGAGGGAATATAAAGTTGGAGATTTAATTGAATTTAAATTAGATTATATGGGAACTCTCAGAATACTAAACTCAAAATACATTGAAAAGAAGATAAAAAATGGTATTATTGAAAAAAAGAAAAATATTAAGGTATAGAAAAATATGAATGAAATAATTCTTTATACTCCTTTTTCTCAGGTTCCCAAATATACTTAAATCTCTTTTTGAAATTATCAATAGTATACCACTGTTTGTATCTACCATCTAGGGCTTCTATGGAATTATTTGTTAAATTTGTTATATAACATTCTTTTCCATTTTTATTATCAAAGATAATTTGACCAAGACCAAAATCTTCAGTTTCAAGAATATCAATCAATCCCTTATGCTGCCAATAATTCAGAACACCGATTTCACGATTTCTTTTCGCGTGTTCATCACCATGACTACCACCATACCAATGAATACCCCAACTATCTGTTAATTCATTGGTTATCTTACCAATATGGCCAGTTTTTCTATGTCTACAAGTTTTATTAATCATCTTTTAAAATTTTTCTGGAAATGGAATTTCTATAAATCCTTTAGTTTCTCTTAATATTTTTTCACATTCAACAATATGTATATACTCAGTATGATATATTGACACGGGAATAGTGTCCACTCGTTGTTCTCCGACAACCTCACAAAAACGAATGAATCGTGGATCAGAGTGATATAATTCTATAGTAACCTCTGGGAATTTCTTTCTCAAAGATTCTATAATAGTGGAAATTTCTTCCTTTGTATATTTCTTAGGTGCAATCATAATACAAAGATACGAAAAATATGTGATAAATAAAAAAATTTTGAATTTTATTAAAATCAATTATAAAGTGTTTTCATAATTTCTTTTTTAAAAAACTATTTCTGTAATATATTCATTTATTAATACAAAATAGTCTCTTTTAATCATTAATGGTTTTTCCATCCATTGTTTTCTGTTTTTAGAAACCAATTTCCAATTTGGTTTTCTAGTTCTCTTGAAATATCCGTGTTCACCATACCATTTTCTTGTATCATTCTCTACTCTGTGGTAAGGACAACGAGAACATTTTATTAGACCATTTCTTTCAAGATAAATTTTTCTTGATTTGTTGTACACACTTCTATTTGAAGTGGTTTTCATAATTTCTTTGTTTGCCATAATTTTCTAGTTTTTTTTAAACTAGAAAAAAGTGTGATTTATCATAATTTTTATTTTGTTTTATATTCAAAAAATTTCTTAACCGATTCAGATAATTGTAAAGCGTTATCAAATTTTTCATTCGCTTTAACTAGTGACACATCATTAATGATTGGTCCACCTTTTTCAAGTAGAAATATTGAATATAATTTCTCTGTTTCATCAAAATGTATAATTTTTTTCATAATTTTATTTGTTTAAGTTGTTGATAATTCTTTCATTTCATCAGTAGATATAAATATTTTTAACTCGTCATTATAATATCTACCATATTTATTATCAAATTTATTTATTTCATCCAAAAGTTCTTCTATTGTTATTGAACATTTATCAAGTTTACTTATATTATCATTATGTTTTAGTAACTCACAATTTACTGGATGTGATAATAATAATGGATTTATTAATCTTCTAAATCCTTCCTTTACTGAAAATTTATGGTCTCTACTCACACCATTCAAATTATCTCCATTATTGCTAGCTTTGTAAATTCCATATTTTTCTAATAATTCAAAATCAAATTCATCTTTATAATCGGCTAAATTAAATTTAAATTTTGTTAAAGAATGATAAATCTTGTAGTCTTCTCGATTTTTTGAAAAATATTCTTTCTTGCATTGATTATCACAAAAATTACAATCTCTACGTTTATATTCTAAACCTTTTTCACAATTCGTACATCTATTTGGATTATCATAATAATCTGGTAATTCTCTTCTTTTTCTATTAGCTTCTTGTATATTCTTTAATCCCTCTTCACTAAAATTTCTTTTGAGTCCAATTTTAAATTTGTTTGTATGTGATGCCATGCAAGATGAATTACAATAAGAATTTGTTTTTTTATCAAAAGGTATTATCTCATTACAATATTTGCATTTTTTGGGACTTTTATTGTACTCTTCTTCTAATTCTTTACTTTTTTTCTTTAGTCCTTCAGAATTTTTATTGTAGTCTCTTAGGTACTTATTTACATAAATATTTCTACACTTCAAAGAACAATATGTTCTATTCTTATTAACCTCATTATTACATTCAATATTTTTACACTTTTTCATACAACTATATATTAAAATAAAAAAGTGGAAAAATTCCAATTTGAACCGAGTGGAGGTTAGGGTATTCGAAACCCTCTGATTTTTTCAATGCGAATGAAATGACCACCCTAGCAGTCCCAACCCCCAGAATTTTTTGTGCACCCTGATGGATTCGAACCATCGACCCCTACCGTGTTAAAGTAATGCTCTGAACCGACTGAGCTAAGGGTGCTTTTTTGATTAGGATAGATTTATCTTTTTCTGTTCTAAGAATCTATGGGGCAAGACAGGCCTTCAAATCTAACCTAATCATTTTGTGGGAGATACTGGACTCGAACCAGTAACACCTTGCATGTAACGCAAGTACTCTTCCAATTGAGCTAATCTCCCAAATTAGAACAAAAACTAAAGACATTTCCGTGGCGGTTAACTTAATCCCATGCAAGCTAGTGGGTGTCTCACTGTTAGTTTTGCAATTCCAGTGTTTTTGTTCTTGAGCTTTCAATCAGATTCGAACTGATATCTATAACATACCGAATTATCATTCTAAACCACTTGAACTATGAAAGCCTTTAATCTATCATAATGTTTGCTATCATTAAACCATTTTATTCTATAAACTGCCCACCCTTTTGATTCTAAAAAAATTGTTTTCTTTTTATCTTTTTCTATTACATCTACATCATCATGTGTTCTACCGTCTATCTCTAAAGCTATTTTTTTATCAATAAAAGCAAAAATAACTCTCTCTCAGTTCCTTTTTGTGATCCCAACTGGAATCGAACCAGTATCAGAAATTTAGGAAATTTCCATCCTATCCCTTGAACGATGGGACCCGTTTGTGGAGGTTAGGGTATTCGAAACCCTCTGATTTTCTCGGTGCAAGCGAGATGACCACCCTAGCAGTCCCAACCCCCAGTGTCACCCGTATCGGATTCGAACCGATGATTTCGAGAATGAGAATCTCGCGTCCTAGACCGACTAGACGAACGGGCGTTACTCGTAGATTTTTTTATGTTTCCGTTTTGTTGTTCGTTTTTCAAAATATCTTTTAAGCCATCTACCTGTTGAGTAAAGTACTCCATATTCCATAACTTCACCACATTTATATTTCTTTCTTATATCCTTTTTACTCATCTTATTTTATTTTATTAAATTTTATTAGATTTGTTGACCATGAAGGACTCGAACCTTCAACCTTCAGAATCAAAATCTGACGCTCTACCAATTGCGCTAATGGTCAATTTGAGCGGGGTGATAGGGTTGAACTTCATCTCCTAGTTGGAATTACTAGACGCTTTACTCTGTTAAGCTAACCCCGCGTGTTGGCTGGAATCAGACGCGTTCTGTCCAGCGAGACCGATAATTTGAAATTAATCAGGGAATACCGACACATTGAGCGAAATGTGGGAATCGAACCCCGTCTTTGCCTTGGAAGGGCAACGCTTTCATCCATTAAGCTACATCTCGCTTTTTATTTCTCCATTCTTGTCTATATTTTCTCCCATTTCCTTTATTTCTACCACCATAATTTTCTGTTAATGAATGACAATTTGGACATAATAATCTCAAATTTTCTTCTTTATTATTCATATAGTTACCATCTATATGGTCTATTTGTAATGGAACTTTATTAGTATGTTTATTAAATTTCTGCCATTCACATTTACAACACTTATTCTCATACTTTTCAAAAATATATTTTCTAATATAATTTGAAATACCATCTGGTTTTTTATTACCCACTACTTCATTATTCTTCCATCTTTTTATATAATCATTATACTGATAATCTAACTGGCATTTACCAGAACAATATTTTATTCCTTTATCTATTTTGTTACCACAATTTAAACAATATCTAACCTTTTTTCTTTTCATATTATTATAAATTGCTGAACATGAATTATTACAGAACTTTTTATACCCATAAATTAAGTTACCACAATTCAAGCATTTTTTTTCTTTATCTTTTTCAAACTTTCTATAATCTATAGATTTTATCCCAAATTTTCTTATTTTGCATCTTACTGACTGACCATTCCTTCCTAATATTAATCCTATTTCATCATAAGATTTACCATTTTTTAGCAATGAAATAGATTTTTCTATATCTTCTTGATTCCATTTTTTCATAATAAGTTTTTAATTCTATATATAAAAAATAAGGAGCTCAAAATAATAGTTGAATTTTGAGCAATAGGTGAGGATCAAACTCACGATCTTAGCCTTGGCAAGGCTACGCTTTAATCAACTAAGCTACTATTGCATTTTGAACGCCATGAGAATATCCAAATGTGGAAGGCAAATCTGGCTCTGAGCTAATGGCGCAATGATATTTATTGTATTAAATATGTCAAAGAACTTTACAGAATACGGTCTTGTTGAAAGTTTTGCCTATTTTCTTTTAATTTGCTGTTCGTATTCTTTAATTTCGAGAGGGCGGGGGGATTCGAACCCACGATTATAAACACTTTTGCAGAATGTTGCCTTAGACCGCTCGGCCACGCCCTCGTTAATTTTGTGACCCCACTAGGAATCGAACCTAGATTTCAAGTTTAGCTTACCACTACAATTTTTATTGCCATTTCTGTTTGTGGTCTGGACTATCCCTTCACCTTATTTTACAACTTAGGTGTCTGCCGTCTAGTCTCTACACCTCTCTCTTTCGAGATTTGGCTCGGGATTACCATTTTAAAGGTTTCCCCGAATTTGACAGATTCCATTTTATTAATTTCTCAATAAAAGCTCCTCTCTTAAAGACTTGTACATTATCCGTTATGTTATGGGGCCAAATGTCGGGATGATAGGACTCGCAATCTTACCTTATATTTCTATAAGGATTGGACTATATCATCATCCATAAATGGATGTCGGACGCTTATGTGGTTATTAAGAGAACTATATCTCTCCACTAGTCTCTGAACCTTCTTTTGGTGTACCAAAAGCTTGGCTGCTGATTGTCATATTCTCACGAACTTAGATTTCCAGCAATTCATCCGATTTTCATTTTGATATTACTATCAAAGGGGTCCAAACATTAAACCTACGACCTCACGGACCCAAACCGCGTATTCTAGCCAACTGAACTACATCCCGAATTTGTAAATGGGACGGGGTTTAAACCCGTATTGTGGTAGTTATCTCGTTCCTATAATTCCACTCCAGTTTAGAGTCTGGTGCGTATGTCGTTTCCGCCACCCATTCATTTTTTATTCCAATATGTCAAAGAACCTTAATATGATTTATTTTCCAAATATCTCTTTCTCCTATTATGTCTACCGTTACCTCTATTTGCACCCTTATATGTTTTTGTTAATGAATGACAACTAGGACACAATAATGTCAAATTTTCCTCTTTGTTATTTTCACTATTTCCATCAATATGTTCAATTTCTAATGGTATTTTACCTGTGTATTCATTAATTACCCCCCATCCACATTTTGAACATTTGTTATCATACTTTTCAAATAAATATCTTCTAATATTACTTGAAGTACCGTAATTTCCTCTTGTTCCACTTAACTCACCATTTTTCCATTTTGTTATAAATGTTGAATATTCATAATCATTTTGACATTTATTTGAACAAAATTTTCTATTACTTCTACTTAGTTCCACATTACAATTCAAACAAAATTTAATAATCTTTCGTTTTCTATTATTATAAATCGTAGAACAAGATTTACTACAAAATTTTCTATCATACTTATCAAAGAACTCTTCATTACATGTCAAACATACAAATTTATCCTCAGTTTTAACTGGTTTGTTATATATAAGATTCATTTTACGAATCTTACATTTAACTGAATGTGGTGTTATATTAAAATATTCACCAATATCTTTGTATGTTTTATTATCTTTCAATAATTTTTTCAACTCTTTTACTTTATCATCATTCCATTTCATTGTTTTTATATGTATATAGTAAAAAACAAGAGCCAAAAAAATTTACAGAGCCTGGTGTCAGATTCAAACTGACGAGTCTTTTCAGATCTGGGTTACAAATCCAGCGCAATCGATCACTATGCGAACCAGGCATTTTATTTTATTATTTCATCTTTTCTTACAATTTTCTCTAAAAATTTCCATCCCCCACTCCTACCTTTAACCATTGTTATTAACTTAACATATTCCTTTCCAACTCCCTTTTCCTTAAAACCTGCTACTACTTTTTTTGCCATTTGTTTATTTGTTTTTTTTACCTATCCCCCTAAAAAAACACTCAAACCTTTTGAGGGGTTTGAGTGTGGATGGTGGGTGCCTGTTTTACCAGACTATATATTGGGGGAAAAGTGCTTGTTCATCCACACTCAAATAGTACAACCAGTCGTTGGGACTGTTTGCCCCACGGCTGTTCTCTGTCTACCTGTTTGTGAATAATTAATCATTTTATAATCCTCCAAATTTATTTATTTATATTTCTTTTATTAAAAAAGTTTATTTTTTTATAATTTATCTATTACTCTTAGTAATTGATTTATCGCTGCTTTTAATTCTTTTTTGATTTCAATATTCTGTAATCTAGAATCAACTATATTTTTATTTAGTTTATTCTTAGGGTCAGCCATATCTAACTCTTCTGTTACCTTTCCAAATTCATCAACTTTTTTAATTTTCATAATTATTAATATTATTTTTTGACTTCGCTTTTATATAGTTATGGAAAAAAGTCAATTTTTTCCATTTTTGTTATACAAAGATACGAACAATTTTTTAATTCTCCAAATTATTGTTTCTAATATTTTTCTTATATGTGTTTCGTGAAGCTATTCCAAATCCACGACTACACTGAAAATATAGTTGTTTCTACGCAAATCAATATTTTACGTTGTGATTGTGTTTAAATTCCAAAGTCTTTTAAAAATGAATATAAATCAGATCTAACTGTATTTATTGGTTTATGAATAGTTAAATCTTCACTAACTAGTTTCATATACATAACATCTCTATAAACAGATACTCTAAGTGTTTTAGTTGGAGTTGATACACTGACTATATCTGATTCATAATAAAATGATTTATTTACTAAAACTTTTACACCATCATATTCCCATGGTATCTTTCGCCATTTTATTTCTTTGTGTTTTGTTAACACTATTATTTCGTTTATAATATCATCTTCTCCATACTTATCAATAAAATATTTATATTTCACTTTTAAAAACAAATGAAAAATATTGTTAACTTCTGAATAATAAATTGTCTTTACTTTTTTTATTCTCTCTAGTGTAACTATATAAATTTCAATTAGATAGTTATAGAATCCAACTCTAGGTGTCTCTTTTTGATGAACTTGAATTCTAAATGACTTTTTATCGGAAACTTTTTCAAGAAAGCTAAATATTTCATCATTATGAATATTTACAGATTTTTTCCAGTTTATATCATTAATCTTATCTATTAAGTTTCTAACAAAATCTTCAGTACTAAATTTAGAAAATATCTTCATTATTCAACATTATTTTTTAAAAATTCATAAAGGCCTCTATCGTTAATATAATTTATTTCATCTTTGATAAATTTGTCTTTTTTTAAACTAAAAATAACCACTTTACCTTTCCAAACATATAAACAAAATTGTTCTTTTGGTTGATCACAATTTATTAAATCAGTGGTAAAAAAAAGTCCATGACTTCTCCATTTCATCTCACTAGATAATGTATCCTCTTTTAATTGTTCTATATATCTACGTTCTCCAAATATACTTAAATAATATTTATATTTTATCAATAAGAATAATTTAAAAATTTCGTGATTATCTTGATAATATATTCTATGTTTTGTACCTTTCTTTATTCTATTACCATTTTTTGTCATACTTAAATATATATAATAATTATATCCGTGACATAATTTAGTTTGATAAATTTCAATTTTGAAAATCTTATCTTTTGTTATATTATAATCACAAGTATATGATTCTGTACTATCTCCAATAATATTACGAGTCCAGGATAATTCACTATTTTCAACCTTTTCTATCAGATTTTTTAATATTTTATCATTATTCAACATCTTTTGATTCAATATTTTTTTCTAAAAACTCGTATAAGTCAGTTTCAAAATGGTTTACAACGAAATGGGTAGATAAATTAGTTTTTGGAGAAATACTAAGATATATAATATTTTTATAGACGCATATTTGAAAAACATCATCTGGTTTATCCTCTTTTATTATAATTCCTACATAATAATATTGATTTTTAATCCATTTAATTCTACTAGATAATGTTTCTTTTTTTAATTTTTCAATGAAATTCTCTCTACCCAAAGAATCTAAATGATATCTATATTTAACAAATATAAATAATTTAAAAATATCTGGATAATCATTGTAATACATTTTAATTATTGGCGTACTACTTCTTTCTTTATCAATAAAAATATAAACATAATAATTATACCCATAATTACCACTTAATTTCTTTTGAGTTAATTCTATTCTAACATTTTTATTTTTAGTTATAAGGTATAAACAAGTGTATCTTTCCTCATCAAAACTATTATAATAATATTCCCATTGTAACTTGTTATTACGAACAGATTCCATCAATCTACTTATTATCTTACCTCTATCCTTCTGATTCATCAAATTTATATTTTTTTATAAAATCAAATAAATCATTCGTGTTATTTATATAACTAATCGCGGTATCTTCATTACCCAAACCACTCCATTTTCTTATAAGAAAATTTGCGGAATTTTTGTATACCTTGATACAAAATTTTTCTTTTGGTGAAGATGGATGATCCACAATATAGGATATATATGAATATTCTGAAGTTTTTTCCCATTTAATATTATTGGATTCTGTTTGCCTTTTTAAAAACTCAATATATCGTTGATCACCAATATTATGTTTTAAGTAATATTTATATTTTATAAGTACAAATATCAAAAAAATATCATGATAATCAGAGTAGTATAATGTTCTAGATTTTGTGGTACTAATAGTTTTTCCTATTTTTTTATCAATATACATACTCATATAATAATTATTACCACCACCTTTATTCAAAAATCTTTGAGTAACGACTATTCGGAAAGATTTTTTAGTCTCTTTTATATTATACCTAGTAACAAAGTGTTCTTCATATGAAGATCCCATATCTGGATCATCTTTATAATGATTCCATTCCAATTCACCATGTTTTATGTGATGAATCAAATTATTTATTATAGTTATATTATCCATTTATACAAATAGTAATTAAATATAATAATAAAAAATTATTATATTAAATTTTTTTTCATTTCTCAACCCAAGAACTTATAGAATGAACTTGTCTTTTAATTCTTCTTTTTCTATAGACACCATCTCCTTCTCTTGATCCTTCTTCGTTTGTATTTCCTTCCACTGTGAAATAATATTCACTATTTTCACCATCATAAAATCCTATATGAGCTAATCTACCTTTACTTTGAAAATATATTCCTATAAGATCACCAAAAACTGGTTGTCGGGTTTGAAATCCTCCTCTAACATATATTAACCTACTTCTAGGAAAATAACTTGGAACCCAAGCGGGTGAAGAAAGTTTTAAAGTATCTCCACATTGGAAATATACCCAATTAACAAATGAAGCACACCATGCGTAACCCTTGCCCAAACCCGCTGATTTTAGATATTTTTCAACCATAAATCCATCATTGTTACCAGTTAATTCTCTGACACCTAGTTGACTATCATAATAATATTTCAAACACGCACGTTCATTCATATTTAGGTTATCATACATACTATACTGAAAGGATGGACTATAATCATCTTTACTTGGTATTAAAAGAATTTGATCAACATATATCATATTAGTAGTTAATCCATTATATTCTTTAAGATCACTAACTGTTATATCATATTTATTTGCGATTAACGATAAGTATTCTCCTGATTTTACTTTATGTTCTATTACATTATTCTGGCCAATAGTATAATTGAAAGTAAAAATAAGGATAATAACCATAATACAACTTTTGATTTTTCCCATTGTGTCATTTTGTCATTTTTTGTATCTAAATTTTCACCTAACGCATCATCTAGATATTTGTAAACTTCTGGAAATGTGATTTTTATATAAACCCATATAACACCAGAAAAAATAAAGAATTGAATGATCGCGAACAATATTATCTGGAAAATACCAGCATCATAAGTCGCGGCGGTTTTATCCATCATATGTAGTAAATAAGGACTAAAATACCACAATATAATTCCCAACGGTATTGTAACCAATTCACTCCAAGACGCTAAAAATTTAAAGAATTTTTTTATAGCTTTCATAAGATCAACTTTTTCTTTTATATATTAAATAAATTTTATAGTTATTTTGTCAAACAAAACCACCTCAAATGTATATAAATTAAAAAAAAATTAAAATTATGAATGATATATTAATTTCAATAATAGAAAATAAAATCAATGAATCTAAAGTTGAATATAGAAAAGATATGAAAGGGGTTATAGAGAATTTATATAGAGTGACTCTAAACGAAAAAGATAAATATGGATTTCATAAAAATATTGATATTATAATTGACCCAATTCATTATGATGGATCGGAAGATAGATCAAAAAGAATTATAGATATGATTAATAAAGAATTTAAACACAAATATGGAATTAAGTGAAATTACAAAACAATTTATAGGAGGTCGTGATACGAAAAACTTCTTAGATATTTCTGAGAAAACTATTGATAATGTTCTATCCATAATTGTCCCACACGCGGGTTATTATTTTTCTGGTCAAATCGCATCAGATGGATATAAACAAATTGATAAATATGATAATGTATTTATTATAGGAACAAGTCATAAAACTGTATATAAAGGTGGGTGTCTAATAGATGATGATAATTATAATGAATTATCTATAAATAAAGAGATATGTACCGAATTAATTAATGATAATAATCTATTTTTTAAGGATAATAGTATTTTAGTTGGTGATCATAATTTAGAAATTCAACTACCATTTGTCAAAAATTTATTACCATATGTTAAAATTATTCCAATTATGATTGGTGATAGTAACAGAAATAATCTTATATCAATATCAAATTCTTTGAAAAAATATTTCAATGGAAATAATTTATTCATAATAAGTTCAGATTTTTCTCATTATCCATCTCATGAAAACGCGGTAAAACTAGACAGTGAAATAGTAGAAAAGATAATAAATTTAGACATTGATGGATTTTTATCCGAAACAGAAAAATTAGGATATGAACATCTAGTAACTAGGTGTTGTGGGTGGTCTTCTATATTAATTCTTATGAACATATTAAAAGATGAGAATATAAAAGGTAAAATAATAAGTAATAGAACATCTGGTGATGTAACTAATGGACACAGTAAAGTTGTTGGATATTATTCTATTGGATTTTATAAAGAAAAAGAAAAGGATATTTTAACAGAAAAAGATAAAGAGGATTTATTAAAAATATCACGAACTACATTAACAAATCTAATTAAATATAATAAAATTGATAAAGAACGGTTAGATGACTTATCGGATAATGTTAAGGTAAATATGGGAGCGTTCGTTACACTGAAAATTGATGGAAATCTAAGAGGATGTATAGGATTATTTTCTCCAAATTATTGGTTATGTGATGTTGTTAAAGAAATGACAATTAGTTCTTCAACAAGAGATACTAGATTTAATAAAGTAACTGAAGATGAACTAGATAAAATAAAAATAGAGATATCCGTTTTAACCCCATTTAAAAAAATTGATAATATTGATGAAATAATTCTTGGAAAACATGGTATTTATATGGAAAAAAACAGCAGAAGTGGAACTTTTCTACCACAAGTCGCTACAGAAACAGGATGGACAAAGGAAGAATTTTTAGGACAGTGCTCTAGTTCTAAAATGGGATTAGGTTGGAAAGATTGGAAAGACGCTAATATTTACACCTACGAAGCGATTGTATTTGATGAAAAACCAAAATATAAGGAAGCGATGTATTACATGAAAGATGATAATAATGTAATATGTAATCTTTGTCCACATAATTGTAAATTATCAAATGGTCAAATTGGTATATGTACCGCTAGAAAAAACATAAATGGGATTTTATATTCATTAGTTTATAACAACCCAAGTATAACTGGGGCGATGGATCCAGTTGAAAAAAAGCCACTTCGTCATTTTTTACCAGGAACTTTAACGTATTCATTATCTTGTAATGGATGTAATTTCAAGTGTCTAAACTGTCAAAATAGTGGTATATCACAAGCTCCATTGGATAGAGAGACAAATATCACCCCATTGGATATAATAAATGATTGTTTATCAAAAGGTTGTAAATCAATATCATACACATACACAGAACCAACAATATACTATGAATATATGTTAGATATCGCGAAACTAGCGAAAGAACGAGGAATAAAGAATATAATGGTATCAAATGGATATATAAACCCAAAACCACTAGAAGAATTAATAGAATATATGGACGCTGCGAATATAGACTTGAAAGTTTTTAATGATGATAAATATCGTAAGATAACTAAAGGTAGTTTATATCCAGTACTAGAAACATTAAAAACATTAAAAGATAGTAAAGTATGGTTAGAGATAACTAATCTTATAATACCAGGCCATACCGATGATATTGGGGAAATAGAAAATATGTACAACTGGTTATTTGACAATGGATTTGAGGATGTTCCAGTACATTTAATTCCATTCTCCCCTAGATATAAAATGAGTGAAGTCCCACGAGAATCTATGGAAACTATTATGAAAGTAAAAGAAATAGCTATAAAAAATGGTATTAAATATGTATATCCATGAACTACCACATACTAAAACTGTTTCCACAATCACAGTATATAAATAAAAAATAATGATTTTTTTCTATTTTTATCTAGAAATGAAAAATTTTATTTTTTTTTAATCTATAAAATATTATATTTGATAAAAAAAATATTATGAAAACGAAAAAAGTTATTAAAAAATTATCAAAGAAAGTCTCTAAATTAGAAAAAAAAGTAAGTAAATTGGAAAAAACAGAGATTAATGTAATTGTTCCTGAAGTTACTTACGAAGACTCAGATATTAAAACTATTCCTGAAATTCCTATCATCTCAAATACACCAAATGATGATGAATTTGTAGGTGATCCAGAAAGTTAAAATCACAAATCCGATTTTCTTTAAAAAATAAAAAAATTGATTTGTGGTTTTAATATATAATAAAAAATATACTGGATTATTATGAGATACCCTGATTATAAAAACGATAAACCTATTAAAAAAATATTTGAAGTGAAAAGTGAAGAAGGTAATGTAAAAATTAGAATGACCACAAAATTGAAAAAGATTTTGAGATCATTATCAAATAACCCAAAATCTAAAAAGGTCGCTGAAAAGCTTACTGATAGTATTAGAAAAACACCATCAGAACTATCATTCTTCAACACAACCGAGGAAAATGATACACTGTCATTTATGCCTAAGGATAGAATAACCAAGTTGACACGAAACGAACAAGGTAAACTAGAAGTTTATAAAAGTCCACTTAGACAAGACATGAAAATTGGGAGAATTATAAATAGAGTATTTCCAGATGAATTTGAACCTAGAGAAATAGAATTATTTGTTAATGAATTTAAAGCTCATATGGATATGTTACTTGGTAACATTAAATTAAGATTAGTTGAAGGTGAGGATATTAGATTCTGGTATAATCAACAAAATTATGATAAAAAAGCTGGTGGAACTCTTAATAATTCCTGTATGAGAGGAGAGGGAAATCAAAAACAAATGGATTTATATGTTGATAATCCAGAAGTTTGTAAATTAGCCATACTAGTAAATACTGATAATAAACTAGTTTCTAGAGCTTTAGTGTGGACAACAGATAAAGGTATATTTATGGATAGAGTATATTACACAAATGACCACATCGCGAACGCGTATTACGAGTACGCTAAAAAACAAGGTTGGATGTCAAAACACAAAGACGCTGGTATTAGATGTACGGTTAGACTAACTGGATCAGGAGCTAAAAAGAAAAAATATAACGCTCTTCCATATTTGGATACATTCAGAAGATATGATCAACGTGATTATACACTAAAAAATAACTAAAAATGAGTGATATTCAACTATACACAGTTCATAAACGAAAAAAGTTATACTCATAAGAATCTAAGTGAAAGATTCTGGAATGATTATGAATTTGATGATAGTGTTAGAAAAAAATTAATAAAATTATCAAAAGATTTCTTTGAAGGACTAGGATTAGATTTCGAAATAGAAGATGTAAAATTAACAGGTTCTTTATGTAATTTCAATTATACGGATCATTCTGATTTGGATGTTCATATCATAGTTAATTTTGAAAATTATGACGATGATAAGGAAGTTCTTAGAGAATTACTAAGGTCAAAATCATTCATATGGAATTTAAAACACGATATAAATATTCGTGGTGCGGATGTTGAAATGTATGTTCAAGATATTAATGAAGATCATAAATCAACTGGATTATTTTCATTATTAAATAATGAATGGGCAAAAAAACCAGAATATACTGACCCTGAGGTAGATGAGAATGATATTAAGGATAAATATAATAGATGGGCATATACAATAGAAAAACTAGAAAGTGGATTGAATGATAAGACCTTATCAACAGAAGATTATGAGGATTATTATAAGAAAATAGAACAGTTAAAGAAAAAATTATTAACGGCTAGAAAGAAAGGGTTACACGAAGGAAAAGGAGAATACTCTGTTGAAAATATCGTATACAAAAAGTTAAGAAATAATAAATATGTTGATAAATTATTTGATTTAGGATATGAAACCTATGATAATATATTTAGTCAATGATTAAAACACCTTCTTTTAAGTCAATAATTGAATTTAATTCAAACAATACATCATTACCAATTATCCCATCAATAACCTGAATATAATTTGATGTTAATGAATTATTTAGATTTAATAAATCAACAACATAAAATCTTTTTTCAATTGATTTACTGCCAATTTTCAAATCTTTAATATCAACCTCTTCTGTTTCAACATCAAATTGTATTCCAGACAGCGATAAAGACTTCAAGGGTGTCTTAGAAGTAAATTTTTCAAGTTTCCTTTTATCAATTATACTCCTAGACGCCCCTGTGTCTAAGTATAAATAAACCTCATTATTGTTTATATTTCCTTTTATGGAAATAACTTTTCCATCACTGAAATTATTTATTATCAGTGGTATTTTTTCCATCTACATCTTTAGTTGTTTTTACTTCGGTGTCTTTAAAACTAAGAGAGTTCGCTGTATCTAGATCAGCGGACATTCTATATCTTTTTGAAAAACTACTTGAATTCGCGTACGCGAACATAACACCTTCGCCATTCGCTGCGTAATTCATAGTTCTAGCTTTACTAACACCCATTTTTCCACCTTCAACAAAAGAATCCTGATTAGCTCCTAAATAAAGAAATGCCCAACCATTTTTTTCTTCCCTCTTTTTAATCATTTCAAAGATTTTTTCTTTATTGTACTCTTGGCTACTATTTTCTTCACCATCAGTAATAATAACGAAAAGAACTCTTTCTGGTTTTTCTTCTTCTGGAAGATTTTTAATTCTTTTTTTGACTGCACGAATTGTCCTACCAACCGCGTCATAAAGTGCGGTTGTTCCATTACATCTGTAATTTTCTTCATTCAATTCATTAACTTCTTTAATATCCACACTATCAAAAATTATTTGTTCTCTGTTAGGTGAACTAAATAAGACAGTTGAGAAATTTGCTTCTCCTTCAACTTCTTTTTGTTCTGTTAGAAATGAATTGAATCCTTCAATTGTTCTTGAAGTTAGTCCCATCATTGATCCAGATTTGTCAATAATTGAAACGATTTCGGTTAAACCTTGTTTTGCCATATTTGCCTCCATTTTTTGTTTTTTGTTTTTGCATTACTAGTTTCTTCGTTGTTCATCACAACTCAAAAGTAGGTCGTTCCTACTCAAAACCACCAATACCAAAATGGTTTATTAATACTTATTATTATATATAAAACTCATTGAGTTTGTTTACAAATATAACTCATTTTTTGAAAAAAAGTAAATTAATTATCTTAATATTTCGTGGTAATATTCTCTAGCGTTATCTTTAAGTTTCCCACTTGGTAATTTACTATAAACATAGTTTACTAAATCGTGATATATATCTTCTGGATAGAACGCATCAAACGCGATGTTACCATAATGATGAATCATAAAATAATCTATTTTGGTTTCTTTTCTATCTTTGAAATATATTTCAATCATTCCTCTATCTGATCCACCACTCAGGAATTTAAAATTCTCTATTTCATAATTCTCATATGAGAGTTTGTCTTCATTTATAAAATTATTATATTTATTTAACATCATAATTATTTTCTTTTATTTACTCCAATTTCCAATAAATATACCTTCTGGTGTCATATAACTCCCCAATGGTAAGTCAAACCACTTAGCGTCCTTTCTCAAACAATAGACACCTTCTTCTCTACAAAAAACAACATCCTCTTGTCTTTGTTTCACCCCTTTATAATCTATTACAAATCCACGGCTGTAGGGACTCGGGCGGGTGAACTCTCTTTGTGTATCATTATTCACCTCTTCTTCTTCCCATTGTATATCATCAAAATCTTCAAATAATTTAATATGTTTCATTTTACACATTTCTTTTTTTTATATATTAAAAACTTTTTTTCAAAATTTGATATTACTATATAGACTGAATAATTTTTTTGGGACATAATATGGCCCAAAAAAAAAATTCCTATGAAGAAACAGATTAATAAAGAGAAAAGCGTTGATCCCTTATTATCATTTATTTAATCTCTTTTTATGAATTTTTGTTTTAGATAAAATTATATAATTTTTTATTTCTCCAATTTTTATTAGTTTTTCTAAATTTATTCTATCGTGATATTTCAGTTCTTTATTTATTATATTTATATAATTTCTTAATTTATTTTTACCAGTAAATTCAATAATATCTTTATTTGGTATTTTTATTCTATACGTTACAGAATTTGAATTGTCTATGCCTTTTCTTTTTTCTGACATCTTCTTTTTTGATTCATCGGAATGTTTGATCACCCCACATTTTTTATCTGATTTCTTTAATCCTTCTTTTATTTTTATTCGATCTTCTTCACTTCTAACTCCACCTTTATTCCAACCAGGATGGCCCATTAAAGCATCACTTAAATTTTTTTTATGTTCATCACTTTTTATAGATTTTTGCCATTTTTCTGAATTTTTAACACCTTCACCGATTTTCTTTTTGGTCTCCTCTCTATGTTTATAACCAGATTGGCCTTCACCACCATCACTAAAATTAACAAGTGGTCCTTTTTTCAATCTTCCAATTTTGAAAATGACTTCTTTTTCTTTTTCAAATGAATCAATTTCATTTAAATTATCATATATCTTTTCAATAATTGGTTTCTTCTTTTCGGATATTATTTTTTTGATTTTTCCAATTTTATAACTATTTACATCATCCTTAAATAAATAATTATGTCTATACATTCTATCATCTTTTCCCTTCCCAACATAAAATGGTTCATAATCAAATTTTAAATCTCCATACATATAATCACCTGGTTTTCTAGGATCTAGATAAATATAAACATAAAATTCATTTTTTTTCATTTTTCTCTTTATCTTTTTTGATTAAATCTATAAGATATTGTGTCATAGTTGTATAATTTTCATTTGACTTTCTAGATAAGTATTCATATAATTCCTTATGAATTCTAAAATTAAATAACATTTTATTTTCTTTTTCCATATTTACTTTATATTTACATTATATATAAAAATCAAAAAATGATTTTTTTCCATTTTCAAAACATTTTAACAAAAAAGATATATATTACCTATGATTGATAATAAATTAGACCAATTAGAGAAGTCCAAATTTCGTTCAAAAATGAAATTAAAGGAAAAGGATTTTGAGTACATAAAAAGTAAAGGTCTTGATGTAATAGAAAGTCACGCGCTTGATTTTATATCAAAGAGATTGAAAGAAAAAACTGAAAAGGATGGCAAACAAACTCCATATAAAGGTCACCCAGTTTTTATCGCCCAACATGGGACAGGTACTTGTTGTAGGGAATGTTTATATAAATGCGAAATATTAGAAGAAGAAGATATAAAATATATTGTTAGTATAATAATGGGGTGGATTAACAGACAGATTAAACAATAGTCGTTATATATCCATTATTTGATTTTAAGAAGTCACCTATCTGATAGTCTAGTTTATATTCATTTAAAATATTAATTACAATTTCCTTCATCTGTTCACTATATCCCGTAACAATATGTAATTCAACATCTTTATTCCAAAATTCTTCTATTTTCCGAATTAATAAACCACTTACTTCGCCGTGTCTAACCCCATGTAAATCAACCTTCTCCATTATCCAGCACCATGTTCTAACATATCTATAAACTCTTGATCATGTAAGAATCCCTCGTTTATCATATTATTTGTGATTTCCTCAACTGTAAATCCTGGTATAGCTTCCCACATCGCTTCCGCCGCTTCCGTATCAGCGTAAACCCCAGAACGATTCATCGCAGCTCTTACTTGTTGTGATAGACTTTCTGAAACTAAATTATCATCTAAACCATGATATCTATTAAAAAAGTCAACTGATGTCATAGCTATCATAATATAATTATCAAATTGTTGAACATGAAAATAATAATCTTGTGGTTCTAATTTTTTCTTTTTACCTAGTCCTTTTAGAGCTGGATTGTCTTGACCAGTAAAATCCACATATTCTTTCCCATTTTCCCAATCCAATTCATTAAAATCATCAGGATTTTGATCACCAATCTCACCAATTTCTTCAATATCATCGTCAAAATCGTAATCTTCCGCTTCATCCACTTTTCTAAATCTCATTGATGAAAAATAAAAAACTTTCTTTTTTCCATTAGATTTTCTAGAACATCCAATATCAACTTTACCACTATCATTAACTCTAAGGACAACAAATTCATCACTAGTTTCCAAGAAATCTGTAGCGTATTTTGGTAATTTATCTCCACTAACCGCCATTGGTTTTATCTTATCACCAACTTTTAATCTATTTGGGTGGTTCATTTCACCATAATATGGGGCATCATTTCCTCTAAACCCACCCCTATTTGCTAGAAAATCCTTGATATTTCCATCCGTTGGGATATCATCCATATCAAGTTTTTTTACAGTAGGTTTTTCACCTTTAATGGTGTTCATATCTATTTTCTGACCTTTTGAATGTTTATTAAGTACATCCTTTTCTTTATCTGTTAGTGATTTATAACCTTCATCACTAATCTTATCTAGGATAGCGTCAATCAAGTCATTAACATCTGAAAATTCGTTAAAATTTATTATCATAGTTATTTATTTTTATATTTATATATAAATTTTTTATTCTAGGATATTAAAATAGTTTGTGAATCTTTCATTTTCAACAAATCCAATTTCTAATAAACTATTTTTTGATGTTTCAAATTCACTACCAACTTTTCCAACAAATATTGACCCACCGACACTAACTGGATTTATTCCACATACATCCAATACTCTAGATAGAAAACCATTTGGTGTAAAGTTTTCATCCAACATATTGTGTTCATTGAAATATGTAACTGGGGTTAAAAATACAACGAATCTATCTTCTGTTTCAACTATATAAAAATAAATCTCAGGTGGTAGTAAATTATAATCATCATCCAATGTGAATGGTCGTTGTAAAGAAATCAAACCATTATCAATTTCTGTTTCATCCAATATATCCACATCATCTATAGTGTCAAATGGTGAAATATTATCTTTTATTTTTAGAAATCTAGATGATGAAAAATAAAAAACTTTTCTTTTTCCATTTTCTAGCATTTTAAACGCCCCTATATCAATTCTACCTTTTTGATTTATTTTTTTTACTCTGAATTCTTCATTATTACACAAAAATTCATAAGCGAAATCTGGAATACCATCATTATTCTTATCTATAGGTATTATCTTATCACCAGCTTTAAACAATGGATTTATATTTTGTTTTGATCCACTTATACCAACACTATTAATGCTAGAAAATATTCCCATAATTTTTATTTTTATTTCATTAACATTCAAATATAAGAAATAAAAACTTTAAATAAAAATTTATTTTGAAAAAAAGTTTACGCGAAATCTGTTGTTGTTGTATTGTATCTTACACTTGATTCTAGACCTACTATGTTAATCAAATCTTTGATAAGTTCTTTATCCTTAAATACTGATATTCCATTAATTATAATTTCAAATGGTTTTTGACCAGTAATAATTTCAACATTATTTCGTATTTCATCCGTTATTGATTTTGATTCTTTTTGACCATAACTTCTAAATTTAAATTTTAAAACATTTTCATCTAATGATATATCTAAATCTGCAATCTCGTGACATTTGAGTCTTTCTTTAATCTCATCTACTATATCTAGTTGAAATTCTATTGGATAATATAAATCAGAGATACATTCTTCTTTTGGTTCTGAATATCTGAATCCTATCGCTCGTTTAGGACCCATATATCCTCTTTTTGACTCATTAAATTTTGAAAATTTCTTAATCATATATTTTTTTATTTTATGGTAAAATTTCATTCATTAATTTATTAAAAACTCTATCAAGATTTTTATCTAATTTTTTTAAACATTCATCCAATGTTGTTGACTCTTCATCATATAAAGGTATTTTTTTACCTAATAAATAACCAATTATAACTGATCTATAAACACCATTTTTTGTTATTTCGACTTTCATATTATTACTACCCAATGGCATTCTAAAAGAATTATCACTATGTCTTACGAGTCCTAGAGTTATTAATATCATCTTCACTAAAACCATTAGATTCTGATTGTACATCATCTTCCCAATAAAAATCATCATTTTCAATCTCTTCAAATAGTTTTAAGTATTTCATATCATTATATAGTATTTTTCTATTTTAATATTCTTTCTAGGTCATACCTCAAATGGGCTCTTTTCCATTTTTTTGTCCAATGTTCATCAGTTTTAACATGATCTTGTCTAACAAACTTGAATAAACATTCATTAAATTCATCATCCATAATTTCTCTTTTTACTCTAACAACAACACCTTCTTTTGGTGTTAACCAGAATTTATTGTCTGATAATTCTGATGTTGTATTCATAAATCCACCTATTATCTTTTCTAATTCTTCTGGAGTTACTTTCCAATCGGGAGGTGTTATGAATAAAACAGGAACAGTTGGTAATTCTAAAACATCTGAATAAAATTTAACATCATCCCATGATAACCAAGAATTTTTACTTCTATCTCTTATTCCAAAGACATAAAAATAACTATCTAATCCCGAATATTCTATTGAATGAACCGCGAATAAACTCTCACCATATATTTCTAAATCTCCCAATTTATGTGAAATTGTATCTATAAATGGTTTAAGATATTTATTCCATGGATTATCTGTTGTTGTTGACCTTGAACGAGAAAATATGCCTTCTTTTGAAAGCATTATATTTTCACCATCTAATTTTTCTGTAAAAACAACTTCCCCACTCAAAACATTATCAAATGTGTCTGCTATTTTATCATCATTTGTAGTACCTTGACTGAACTTGAAATGAAATGTACGCGGATATTTCTTCATAATTATTCTATATTTACATCGCCTCTACCATCACCGAAATTAACAGATATAGCTCTTGGTTTACCATCAATTATTTTATATACTATTTTAATTTCATAGTTAATATATATTATATTATCACAAAAATCTCTCTTTTCCTTTTCTCCTGGCTTTGGATAATCCGATATATCAAATTTTGTTCTTAAAATATCCCAACCTTCTCCCTTAGACCCATGTATATATGTATCAAATTCTTTACCCTCAAATTCAGATGGTTCTTCTTCTTGAATATCCCAATCATCAAAATCAATATTTTCAAATTTTCTTATTTTCATATTATTTATATCTTTGTTTTGTTATAAAATTTATATTTCCAGTTCCTTCTATATAAGCTTCATCATCTCGTATATCATATTCAATATCACCATGAAAATCTTTTATTAATGTTAACGCTCCATTACTTATATCTCTTTCATAATTATATTTTGGATTATATTTTAATACTTCATCAAGTAAAAATACTCCAACTAGTCCAGCGTCAGCACAGAATCTACCCAAAACCTCATTAGTATCTACATTAATAGTCACACACGACCAGTCACCATATATTGTATCTTCCCATATATATTTTGTAAATCCCAATTTTTTAAGACCATTACCACCGAATATATCCACTCCTTTTCCTTCTATATCATCCCAATTAAATACATAACAAGGGTCTGTTATAATAATATCACCATTCCAATTAGCTTTAATTGGTTCTTCATCCATCCAATCTTCTTCAAAATCCATATTTTCAAATTTTTTTATTCTCATGATTTATTTTATGATTTTTTGTACCAATTTTCTATATTTTTAATTCCTAAATTATATTTTTTATCTAATCTTGGAAAAAATATTTGATTATCTGAACCTATGACACCTTTTTTGTATATCTTACTATAAATTCCTGAAATCGCTTTTAACCCACTATTATCACCCTTTCTATCCATATATTCAAAAATAAGTGGTTTATAATCTTCTGATAACCCATTATCAATGTATCTATCAACAGAATCTTTATAATATGGGTGATTGAACGCGGACGCGAGATTTACGCAGCTCATAACCATATCATCATGCCCAGTTTGTGATTTATATGTTACCTCACCACTAGGTGTTTCTTTCTTCGCGAATGATTTAAGTTCTATTATGTTTGACTCATTTGTCAACATAATATTATCTTTCATAACATTATCCTGAAATTCTTTAACTAAATATTTTTTATCTTGACCTACTAATAATCCTCTTTTTGGATATTTATCTGTTTCTCTGTGTTTAAACCTTAGAAATATCGCATCTCCATAATCATTGTTACCATCAAAAACATATGGTAAAATATCAAATAAATGATTTCCTAAATTTTTATTCATCTCAACAATAACTCTAACTTTTTCAGGATCAAAAAATTCAAACGCAATCATATAAAGTAAATGTGACACCTCACTAATTTTATAAATATTTGATTTCCACATACCTATTTGATCTAATTTGAAAAAATCATAAACAGTATTTATACTTTCTTTATTATCATTAATCCATTCTTCATCTTTTTGTGACACTTTAAAAATATTTATAACAGTATAATCTATTCCCAACCCTTCCGCGAGATCTATGCCCATAAAAATATAATAATCTCGTCTTTTACTAAATTCAAATAATTCTGGAGAATCATGTACAAATTTTAAATTTGTATAAGGTATTGGTAGTTTTTTACTAAAATTATCAATTTCAATATGTTCATAATGTTTTATATTCTGAACTATTTGTTGGAATTTAATACTATCAAACAATGTCTTATCATCTGTTAAAAATTCTAAATCAAACTCTTGTTTGAACATAGATTCCCCACCAATCAATTTTGTCTGTTCTTCTTCCCAATTTGTTATTCTTGTAATTTCTGATAACGCGACATTAGTACCATCAGAACATGGTATTAACATTTTTCTAATATCACTAATATCGGATTTTGAACATAGATATTTTTCTCTATCATCTTTAAATCTTCTAATAAATATATTATCTAGACTAGATGAATCATCATATATTCTATACCCAGAATCTTTTAAATAATTCTTTAAATATGTCTTAGTTAATCCTTTATTTAACAATCTTCGTAATTTTGTTTTATTTATAATAATTTTTGTATCTCTTCTACCTTTAACCTGATACCAATAAACTCTCATAGAAGAGTATCCATTATTATCATCATCATCTTTTGATTTTTCCGCTCCCATCATTAGTTCCCAGAATAAATTAAATCCATCTGGTGTTGATGTAATAATAATTTTTGAATTTTCAATAGATGATACAATTGGTACTACTTCACCATAATATTTTCTAACGATATTATCTGGTACTTTCGCGAATTCATCCAAATATAACAAATCAATCGTAAAACCAATCGCTGGTTCTGTTGTTCTCGCTTCAGTTTGTATTCTAGAACCATTATCTAATGATATTGAATTTTCATTCCAGTTTACAACACCAATTTTTAAATAAAATGGTAATAATTTATAAATGGATTTTATTTTATTAATAATCTCTTTTGTCGTCTTTGATTTATTCGCTACAATCATAACCCCTTTATTATCATTAAATAAAATATACCATAAAATATAAATAGCGGTTGAAATTGTATTATGTGATAATATATCATTTGTATAATAACTCATATCAAAACTATCTACTGATAAATCAAACATACTATATTTTCCATAAAGTTTTTTAATAGACTTAACTTTACTTTTACCATTTTTGGTTAAAACATAATCATCAGTGGTTAAATCTATCACCATTTTTTCAATAAAATTATCACAAAAAACAATATGATTGTCAGCACACTCTAGTTTTTTTCCATCACATAATTCTAAACTATATCTTTGTAAAGGTTGAGTTATATTTATTTCACCAAACGTAACAAATCCATTATGGGTTTCTACCATCATATAATCTGTAAATATAGTATTAATAATTTTTTTAAATTGATTATCCTCATCAAGATCTAATTTTCTATATTGATATTTTTCTATCAATATTATAAAAAAATTTAATATAAATATTACTATTTTTTTCATTAAACAGTGCATTTTTTTAATATCGTCTTACCTGTATCCATAAAATAAGTAGAGTTATTATTATTAGATTTGATTCTATTTATTCCATCAATTATCCATTTACTTGGTATTATTTTGTCAACAATGTAATAATTGTCTAATATTTTATCACTTATTAAAAAAGAATTAATTTCTATATCTTTTTTATTTTTTAAAATATTTAAAATATTATTTTTTGTCTTTTCATTTTCTTTAATCCATTCATCTTCCCAAACATAAACAAGTTGAACTCCTTTTATTAAACAATTTCTTATTTTATTAATATGATATAAGTCATCCTTATAAATATTACTATGCCAATATAATCCATTATATTCAAACGCTAAATATAAATCAGGTAAATAAATATCTAATTCTTTCCCATTCAATATTTTTCTATCATTTTTTATTATGTTGCCATTATAATTAGATTTAATAAAATCTAACAATTCCAATTCTTTTATTGAATTCAACTCATTTTCTGGATAACAGATAGTACATGTATTTATACTATGTGATAATCTGTTATGATATAATCCAATTCTTATCTCATATTCGTGTCCATTCTTACATTTACAATAATAAATGTCTTTATTATAATCAATATTCAAAATATTATCATAATTAACCAACATTTTATCTCTATAATAATTCTGTGTTTTTAATTTGTGATCTTTCAATTTAGACACATTATCAACACCATATTTCTCAATATTAGTTTGTTTTATTTTATCTATATTATTATAATTTTCGTTTCCATATTTTTTATTCTTTGTATCTTTTATTTTTTTATAAATATTCTTATTTTTTGATGGTCTATTAACACCATATTTCTTTATATTTGTATTATTTGATTTATTTAAAATTTCTTTATTTTGTTGAACATATTCAACCCCATATCTTTCTAAATTTGTTTCTTTTATTTTTTCTTTTATTTTTTCAGATTGAAAAGGATTCTCAACACCACATTTTTCAATATTGGTTTGTTTTATTTTTTCTCTTATTGTTTTATTTTTCAATGGGTGATCATAACCAAATCTTTTATTATTAGTCTGAATATTTTTAACTAAAGAACAACTATGACATGTATAAATATTATATTTACTATAATTCTTATTGTATGATTGATAACTTATAAAATTTTCTTTTCCACATATATCACAAATAGAATTTACTTTCACATGTGATTTTTCAGGTAATTCATCAATATTTATATTTATATTATCACCCACTTTACAGTTATATCCTAAATTTTTATATCTATTGATATTATTACTAACTATTCTAATATCAACTTTTTTATCTGTTATCATTGTTCTAATTTATCTATTGTTTTATATAAAAACATTTTTATTTTTTCTATTGTTGTTAATTTTCTTTGTTCAGATAATGTTTGATAATATAATTTACCTAAATTTATTTTAAATATATTACCTTTTTCATCCATTATATTTACTAATGTATTGAAAGTCAAACACTTACCTATTTGCCTGCTGGCCATTAGTATAGAATACCTATTATTATTAAAGAGTTTTATCATCTCTTTTTGATAATCTCTTAATTCTATTTCTCCAATAGTACCATCTTCTCTTTTAATCTTACAGAATTTTTGTGCGAAATAAAATACAGATAATTTACATTTTGTATATTCTTGCCTCTCTTCCTTTGTCATCGCGAAAGAAATATTAGATTTTCTTACACCAACTTTTCTTTCATGCCAAAGAGATTCTGTTCTTTTTAACTTAACCGCGTACTTTTCCTTTTCTAATATTTTCTCAACCTTCTTTGTTGTCATTACATTACTATCAACTATTACTTCAGACATTTAAAATTTTAATGATTTTTTTATATTTAGATTTCTTTGTTTTGATATACTTTTCGTCATATCACCTTTACCATCAACTTTTATATATTTTTTAACTTTTCTTATAAAATCTTCAGATATTGGTTTAACAATATAATCAACTGAACCTATTGTATATCCCTTTAATTTATCTATATCACTATAATATATTCCAGTTACAAAAATAAGTGGTGTTGTCATATTTTTTTTATAATATCCAGATTTTATTCTTGTCGCTAATTCATACCCATCCATATTAGGCATTTGAATATCTAATATTATCAATGAATATTCTACATTTCTTATCATATCTTCCGCTTCTGATGATTTTTTACATAGATCAATAGACACATTTGATATTTGTTTTAAATTGGTTTTCATTAATTCCAAATTTTCTTCTTTGTCATCAACGACCAATATTGAATATGTTTTACCAAATAATTTTTTTAACATATAGAACATTTTAATTTAAATATTTTTTGATCAATCAATTACAAAATTGATATTGTATTCATTTATTCTAAATCTCAAGTACATAATATCTCTAATCTGTCCCTCATATATATCAACACTTAATGTATATCCCATATCAGATAATTCTGGAATATAAGTAATTATCTGTTCGTTTATTTTTCTTCTTATTTCTGATGATGGAACACGAGTTGACCATAGATAATATTCCAAGTCACCACCAGCTTTAAAATCACCATACACATCCCCTCTATTTGTAAATAATACCATTTCTAGTTTTTGTATTATTACATTTATAAGTTCTTCCTCATCAATTTTATTTTCTTGAAAACTTGGATGAGTTCTACTTCTTATATAAAAATCTTTATGATCACTATTTCTTGCCATTGGATGACCTTTTTTTTATATATATTAAAAATAAGAATCCTTAATATGAATATTTCTGTTATAGACTACATTGGTGTTGTTGAAGATGGAATTAGTGTTTTATTATCATTGGAAATAAATAATAAATTCTATGAATTATTGTTTTGGTTTAATAAAGACAATCTTTATAGATTTTACGCTAGTGATGAATTATTGGAAAGATTGGGAGTTAAAGATATATATAAATGGGATCAATTAAACAATTTAATAATATGTATAAATTCTGTACTACCACCAAAAGAAAATATCTATAAACAATTTAATTTGTAATTTTACTATATATGTTTATGCAGATAAAACTAAGGAAGAATAAAAATATTTTAAATAAACTAATAAGTGATACTCAATCAGATGAAATGTTCTGGGATTATGTTGGTAGATCGAAAGAATCAGTTTCAAAGAGAATAAAATATGTATTTATATCATCAATAAACCTACACGCTAATAAATTTTTAGTTATAGAAATGCCTATGTTTGAAAGAAAACAATTTAATAAATTAAATATCTATCTACAATCATCTTCATCTAAAAGTGATTATAGAGTTGATGTGAAAGAAATTCCATCTAGTTCAAAAATAATTGATTTGTGTATATACATTCTTAATAGTGTCATAAAAAACAATGATTATTCTGATGATAGTGAAGAAATATCAATATTAAATAATATAAAAAATATTTATACCAATAAAGACGCTGGTGATTATTTTGAAAGATGGAAAAAAGAAGTTAGAGATAACCTATATGTTAATGGAAAAAAAGAATATTGGAACAGAGAAATAGCGTTACCAAGATTTTATGTTTATTTGAGAAAATTATATGATGAGGATAAATCACCTAATGAAGTTTTAGAATTAATATCAAAACATGATAATAAAATAAGTGATTTAAGATCATATAGAGACGCGGTAAGAGATGAATTATATAAAGGTGCATCATCCAACGCTAGAACTTATTGGGAATGGTATATGAGAAGAGAATCATTCAGTGATTTTGTAAGAAGAGGTTTCGCTGCCAAAAATTCACCAAAAGAAGTAGCTGATAACATTATAAAAGTTGATAGTGAACAACAACGGTAATTCAATTATGATACTATAGTAATAGTAACATCACCTTCTTTTAGTCTCAATTTAATTTCATCGTTTGACATAACATCCTTAAATGTTTCATCTTTATTTTCAATATTTCTAAGTATCCAATTTTGACCGTTACTTATATAGATATATTTCTTATCACCTTTTACGAGTTCAATTGTCTTGGAACTCAACTTTCTATAGAAATTATTGAAATTACCTTCTATTTTATAAATTTTAATATTGTCTCTTTTCCAGTCTCCATGAAGATCTTTTGTTTGAAATATAATATATAATGGATCTCCTAATTTTTCTAATTTATCTAAATCTCTATCATCTCTTTTATGGATTAACATATATTTTATATCATTATCTATAAAAGTATCATAATCTCTAGTATTTGATAACTCACTGATAAACATTTCATTATGTGATAAAGAATCATTAAAATCTGGATTATTTCTTAATTGTTCTATTGTATAATCATCATCAAATTGTCTAATATCAAAATTAAATGGTTCACCGTCAAACGATTCTTTACTCGCTTTCACATCACGCATCAATTCATCAGAATCAACAACTATTGATTCCAATATTTCCGCGTCCGCGACCATTGGAATGTTTTCAATATCTTCCAAATAACTTTCAAATATAAACAGATTGTATTTCTTTATCATATTATTCTCTTTTCTTTTTCTATATCTAATATCTTATAAATAGCTTGCCACAAAGAATCTGTTTTTATTTTTTTATTATCAGATAGATTGGTGATTTTAACTTTTTTCAAAGTAATATGATCGTGTTCTCCCCATGAATCTTCATCATCATCCACTGGTGTACTTGGGCCATATGCACTACCATAAGTTGGAAATATATCTATAACATATTTAACATTAGATTCATAATAAACCTTAGATCTATATTGATTATTTTTATTTAAATAACCAAAATAATCAATAATTTCGGGTGTTGTAATAGATAATCCAAAATTTGATAGTTTATTAATTAACTTATCATAATATTCTATATCATCAATGCCACATTCTTTCAGGAGTTTTCTTCTTTCTTTTCTTTCTTTTTCATTTTTGTAATCTTTTTTATGTTTATTAAAAAATGGTTCTTTCTTATCTTTGTCTGTTCCACTAAAATTTATGTGTCTGAATTCTTCAAATAATTTTATATGTTTCATAATATTATTTATTTTCTTTATATATTAAATTAAACATTTACTTTTTTTAAAAATATATTATAAAAAAAAGAAATCATTATGGACAATCCTTTTAGTTTTTTCAATAAAATATTCTGCATAAATTTAGACCATAGAACAGATAGATGGGAAGTATGTCAAAAAGAATTTGATAAAATAGATATATTAGACCAGGTTGAACGGTTTTCTGCGATTAAATCGGATGATGGTAGAATTGGTATAATAAAATCAAATCTAGAAATTGTTAAATACGCGAAGAAAAATAAATTGGATAATGTTCTAGTTTTTGAAGATGATGTTCAGTTTATTGTTGATAATCCAAATGAGGTCTTAAAAACATCCTTATCACAATTGGGTGATATGAAATGGGTACTGTTTTATTTAGGTGCGAACACACACAATAAATTAATAAAAATAAAACCAAATCTAATATTATTAAAAAATTCATTCGCGGTTCATTCTATGGCGTATCATAATTCTGTTTATGAAGCGTTTATAAGAAAATACGAGGGATTAGAAAGAATTTCAAAATATGATGATATTCTAGATGTGTTTTTCGCTCAACATATTCAAAGTAAATATCCTTGTTTTATGGTTAATCCAATGATGACAACTCAAAGAAACGACTATAGTGATATTGAAAAAAGAGAAGTCAATCAAAATTATATCGTTGATAGATTTAAAAATAATATTAAATAATGAATATAACTATTTTCAGTAAGGACAGAGCTTGTCAGCTAGAGTTACTACTAAGAAGTATGAAAAAATATTTCAAGGAATGTAATCAATTCAGAATAAGTATTTTATATACTTATTCTAATGAAAACTTTAGAAGAGGATATGAATTAACAAAACAAAAACATCCAGAATTCAATTACATAAAAGAAGAATCCTTCAAAAATAACTTATTATCTGTAATAGATGAGAATAAAAAATATACAACATTTTTTGTGGATGATAACATTTTCAAAGAACCATTTTCAATAGAAGACAATGAATTCAAATTATTAGAAAACGATTCTGTAGTGTGTTTATCATTAAGACTTCATCCAAATTTAACATATTGTTATCCAGCTAAAATTCAACAAAGAAAACCAGAACTTATTGATGAGTGTATATTACCTTGGGTTGGAAAAGAAGGTGATTTTGGTTATCCTATGTCTGTTGATGGCCATATAGTTAGAACATCAGATATCATAGATATGTTAAGATTAAATGGATATAGTAATCCAAATTCACTAGAGGGTGGACTAGCAGCAAACCCAATTAGAAAACCATTTATGGTTATGTATCAAAAATCTATAATAATGAATAACCCTGTAAATAAAGTTCAAAATTTTAATAACAATGTTTTTGGTGATGTTAGTCAAGAATTTATAAATGAACAATATCTAGATGGTAAAATTATATCAATGAGTAATATAGATGGATTTGAAAACATCTCCTGTCACCAAGAAATAGAGGTAATTTTTGAATGAAAATTTTTTATATATACAAAAAAATAAGAAATGTAAAATGTCAAATTTATTAAAATATAAAAAATTTTTACATAATCCAGTAAATGAAGGTGTGGTAAAAGAAGAAGGTGATGAAAATATAAACAAATTTATTGATCAGGCGTATCAATATTTCAAAACTCTAAAAAAGCCAATAAATACCAAAGATATTATTGACTATGTTGAGAAATTAATTGGTAAAGAATTGGATGATGATGACTACATTGATTTATATTATAAAATAACTGGTGAATATTTGGACGCGGATGTTATAGAAGACTTAGATGATGAAGAAAAATTTATAATAAAGGACTAATTATGGAAAGTTTCGTTAGATTTAATAGAAAAGATTTAGAAGATTTAGACATTGATATTTTGAAAAAATTAATGTTCATTCAAGTAGAATCAGAAAAATATGAGGGTGCAGCAATAATCCGTGATGAGATTGAAAAGAAAAAAAGAAAATTTCTAGATCAAGATCAGGGAGATACAGAAGAAACACAATAATAAAAATGTTTGATGAGACTGAAGAAATTTTAGATTATAGAGAATTCAAAAAGAAAAAAACAGAAATTACTTCTGGTGTTGTTTTCATATATAACAAAATGATATTATTAATACATCCATATAGAGAAAGATGGTATGGTGCTTTCTCTTATCCAAAAGGACATATAGATATTGGTGAAACTATAAGAGAAGCCGCTATAAGAGAAGTTGAAGAGGAAATTGGAATAAATATGGATGAATCATTATTATCCGAAAGAAATCTTTATAGAATAGTTAACGAAGAAATTGGAAAAATAAAAATAGCTTATTTCTATGTTGTTAATTTAACCAATGAATCATTTGAAAAATTATTCGAAGGTAGATTAATATTAAAAAGAAAGAAACTCCAAAAAAATGAAATAGATTGGGCTGGTTTCATAACAAAGGAACAAGCAAAAGAAAGAATAAAACCTAGACTTATTAGTGTACTAGATCATATTTAAATATCATCTTCGTCATCATCAAGATTATCAAAATTAAGATCACCACCTATATTTTCAATATCATCATCGTTATCATAATCAATAATCTCTCCTGTATCATTATCAACATCGTAATCAGGAGCTTTTGTTCCTCCAACACCTTCTAGATATTCAACATATAGATATTCTGGAATAAAGAAAGTAACTTCATCTCTTTCATCATTTTCTGTCATAGATACCGTTGTTTCTTCTTCATCAATACTATTAAACCACTCTGTGAATTCATCAATATCAGTAGGTTCGTCTAGTTCTCTATCAACATTCCAAGAATCTGTGGTTTTATTATATGTTATTTCTACCATTTCTTCTTTTTCCTCATCTTCTGATTCTTCCCTATTTGGAATAAATTCGTCTTGTGGATATTCGTTTTGAATAAACTCATCATCCATTTCACCCTGTGGAATTTCGGTTTGTGGCATATCGTCTTGTGGGAAAATATTTGATTCTTTTAGAAATTCTGTAAAATTTTTAACTCTTTTCATATCTTTTTCTACTTTTTTGTATTTTATAATAAAATAAAATTATTAAGTTGTAATTTTTATATATAAAAATATAAATATCATTTTTTCTTTAAAACTTTTAATAAAAAAAGATATAAAAATTCAAAATAAACAAATGATAGTGGAGTTAGATCTTAAAGAAAAAATCACATATAGAAGCTTTAAAAGTCAACAATCTCTAAATGAAGAAATATTAAATATGATTTTTGAATTAAAAACTGATAAGATAGTTTATAAAGGTGATCCATATGAAATAAATTATAAGATGATGAAAAAGGTCATATCTATGGATAACCCATTAGTTGTTGATGGTAATATCAGAGAAGCGTTTAGAAAAATTATTCAATTGAGTAATAACGATCCATATTGTGTGATTTATAAAAAGTAAATTATTTCTCGTATTTTTCACCATTTTTATAATATTCTTCAGTTCCATCAAAGTATTCTATCGCGGGCCCGTCATCACGATCTAATTTACCATTATGTCTATATTCTATTCTATTTTTAAAACGAATAGTTTGGTATTCATCGTTTGTTAACCAATCCAATACCTTGATGTTATCTAAATAAAATTCTTTATCCATTTATTATACTAATTATAGTTCCTAAAAAATCAACAATCCAATTACCTATTATTGTACCAGAAACTGTTGGAAAGAATAAGATAATAATTATTAATAAATATATTAAATGTTTCCATTTTAATTTTTTAAAAAATCCTCTTATATTAATTTTTCTTTCTCTTCTTGGTGTATTCCGTAAATCATGCATTATTGGACATAATTATTTTTTTATTATATGTAAAAAATTAAATTAAGTTTATTTATGAATTGGTCTTATAGCTGTTAATAGATACTTATTACCTTCAATTGTTATATACTGTGCGGATAATACCGCTTGTAAGAAATCATTATTTTTTGATACCCCTGTCACATTATACTCTTTTACTTCATTAGTTCCACTTAATTCTTTTAAAAAATCTTCTTCTAAATCATAAATAATATTTTTTCTAAACACAGAATTATCAATTAATTCATTCCTTTCATATTTAACATATTTACAAAAACTTTCGTTTACATCATATATAACATAATTTTTATCTAGGATACACATCGGACACAGAGACATATTAAATATAGTATAAAACGCGTCATATGTATCTTTAATATGGGTAAAATCTTCATACATTGACGCTATTTCTGTTCTATCACTATAATCATTCAATCTATAGATATAACTATTTCTATATCCTTCTCTAGTTCCATCATAAATATATTTTCCAGTGTGTTTTTCTGGTATACCAGTTTCGGAAACCCTTTTAAAAACTTTTAATATGTGAAAATCCTCTATACTAGGATATATTTCTTTCAATGATTTTCCTATTGCATCATCTGTTAATTTATCTAATTCTCTAGATTTTTTATTAAATTGTAACATAATAAAGTTATCATCCCTATGTTCAATAATAACAGAAGCCATATGTAAATTATCAAAAAGTTCATAAAACCTTTTGTTTATTTTTTCTAATCTAGATTTTATTATTTTCAATTCGATTGTTTGATCTGTTAAATCATAATCAGAGATAACATATTTTCTAATTATCTCAATACACTCTGTTAAATTTAGTGTATCAAAATCTATTGGATCAGGATTATAATTTGAATGGAATAACTTCATAAAATAGTTATATATTTTTGTTTATATATTAATATTTTCAAATCATTATTTTTTATATATAAATAAAAATACTAAAGCATCAAATGGGTGATTTGTGGAATTATAAATTTGATTGGTTTTTAAATACTGGTCATACTTCAGGTGTTACATGGGAAAAGGTCAATAGATTAGATAAATATAGAGATAGTCCAACTATACACAATCTAGAGGATACTTATTTTAAGTATCAACAATGTGTATCTGGTGTATGTTATCAATATGTATTAGATATAAGAGATATTTATAATAGAAGTATAATGGTTGGTGGAAATGAATATCTAAAATTTATGTATAACGAATATGATGTTATAAATGAATTTATGAATAATTTTACTTATGTTGATACATATAGTGCAGATAATATTGATATAACACAAAAAATAACACAACTAAATAATATACCATTAAAATCTACACATCGTATAATTCTTATTAATCAAGACGACAAAACAGAAAATGATATCTATTCTTTTGATATAGGTGGAAATTTAACAAGAACAGATGATCTATCAACAACTGGAACTTCTTATAGATATGGGGTTCATGCTAGATTGGATAATAATACAAATATAGAATTCTTTTTAAGAAATACTGGTGATACTTTTCCAATATCAGATGATGTAAAATATTTTGATACTGGACATACATTTATAATAAAACATATATTTAAGTATAATATAAATAATACAGGAACATCATATTTAGAAATACCAAAATTATGGTTCACTGATTATGATTTCGCTAGAAAACTGAATAAAAATAATGATAGTTTTTATAATGATATAACATTTACTAACGCCCCATCTACTGGTATAACAATTTATTATCGTGATAATTATGAATCATTTACTGTTGATGGATTTGTTAATTATAACACTAGTAATTTTACAGGCACGACATGGTATAGTGGTACAACACAACTAGAAACTAATTCAACATTCACTAGTAATTGTGATCCTAATGATTATCTATACATAACTATGACTGGTATAACTAGTGGTGAAACTATAAATGTATTCTTTAATTCAAAAATAAAAAGTATATATGGTAATTATATTGAATTAAATGAATATATTCCTAATTATATTTTAGATGGATATAATAGTGATTCTGGTATGACATATTTAAGAATAGAAAATTTGAATAAATTATCATCCGCTGATTGGCCTACATCTATAGATATATTAAACAACCACTTTTATGGAAAATTTTATACTATAACTGGTACAACATTTCCAATAAATATTTCAGCTAAAAAATCTAAATTTGATAGATATATTGATTATGATTCTATTACATTCTATATGGACACAACTGCGCAGACATTTGATTCTAATAACTATTATATTGATTATAAATTATATGAACATCTTAACTCTATAAATAGTACCGTATTTAATTCTGATTTTATTTTATATTCTGGATTTACAATTACAAATTTTACATCCGCGTATACATATTTATTGGATGATTCATCATATCCACAAACAACAACAGATTTAGATAGTCCAATAAAGATAACACCAACATCAGTTAGTGATTTAAATAATTTCTATAATCACACACTAGTTGGCATTAACACTAACTATAAAGCATTTATAATAGATAAAGGTTGTGATTATATAACCATAGAACACCCAACAGGATTAACAACTAGGGTTACATCTATAAAATCATTATACTCATTAAGTGGTATGTCCGAGACATTATATGATGTCTATAGAAATATTGATATTTATAGTGGATCAACTAATGATTACTATAATAAAAAAGATAATGAAGAAATTAAAAGAATATGTAAAGCGTATTCTGAAATTTTGAGTAAGGATTCTAGAATAATGGAGTATACAACTGGCACAATATATCCAGATAATAGGAATAGATTTATATTAAAACTATACAATGAAAGATATTCTGGAAACACATATCTATCATCTGGTTTTACTAATGATATTTTATATTATAACGATGAAAATTTAACACTAAGACCCGTAGAATTGATTGATATTGGTATAGATAAACATACCAAAATGCCTTTACCGATATTACCTAGTAATATATTAATTTCAGATACAATGGTTAGTGGTCATACGATTAGTATTGATCTTAATTATCTAGAACAATCTATGAAATTAGTTAATGGGTTAACCGTTGAAAAAATAAAAATAAAATATGGGTGGTTGTTTAACGCTTCGTTTAAAAACGCTGTTATTGGTGAAAACGAATATGGATTGGTTTGGTATATGGGTGATTGGTATTGTGGAGAATGGATTAATGGATCATGGTATTCTGGAACTTGGTATGATGGAATATGGAGAAATGGTAGATGGTATAGTTATTTAATTGATAAAAAGGAATTATTCTCGTACGATAGGTTTAAAAGTTTAGATGATAATAAAAAATATTCAAAATTCTTAAATGGTGTTTGGAGAAATGGAAATTGGTATAATGGTATATTTGGTGATGATGTTTCTATAACAGGATACACATCAAAAGTTTTCTTAAATCATATTAATATATTACCAAATAATCTTAATGTCACGGTATGGAAAAATGGTAATTTTTATAATGGTGAATTCAAAAATTCTATATGGGAAACTGGATTATTCTTATATGGTGAAATGTATGGTGGATATTGGAAAAATGGTCAATTCTATAATGGTACATTTGATGGAAACTGGTGGAACGGAACATTTCTAAGTGGTGATTTCAAGAGTGGTATTTGGGAAAATGGTATATTTACTTCTATGTCTAAGTCTTTATCTAGATTCGGATATAACACACTATCAACATCATCAACTACAACAGAATGGTGGAATGGATCTTTTAATAACTCAGAATTTTATACATCAACTGGTATAACACTAGATGTTGTAAATAACAATAAATCACATTGGTATTTTGGCACATTTAAAAATAGTAAATTTTATGGTGGACATTTCTTTACTGGCATTTTCAATAATAGCACATTTTATAATGGAGTATTTGGTACTGAAAATACCGATATATTAATTAGTGGTTCATCAATATTTCAAAGTGGTGAATTTTTAAATGGACTGTGGATAGATGGTGAATTTTTAGATGGAAATTTTAGGAACGGCATTTTTATGAATGGAACTTTTCACAAGGGTAGTTTAAGAGCTGTAAATCCACCAAGTCCACCAACACCAACACTAAACACATCAATACAAGTAACCCCAATTAGTTCTGTACAAAAATCAAGAGTTACGTTATGAAAATATTGAAAATAAATTTTAATATATAGTAAAAAATAACTAATTTTGAACAATGATTTATAAATATGATAATTTTATGAATGAGGATTTGACAACCGATGAATTAGAAGATAAGAAAAAAGAATCGTTGAAATCACATATGAGAATGTACATATCTTCAGATTTTGCTGAAATCTTAAAGAGAATGGATGATATAGATGGAATATCTAATGATTTGTTGACAATTTCCAAAAGAAATGTTCAATTTGATATATCTTTTATTGATAAAACTGATAAAAACGATGAGATAACTTTTATTCTTACTCGTAGAGTTTTGGCGATGGAAGAAAAGGGAATGGATATTAAAAACGCTAGAAATAATTATAATTCTGAAATATGGAAATCTACTCAGAGAGACAATCAAAGAATAGGTAGATTCGTTAGAAAAATATTTGGTGATAAGTATACATCTGCTCAATACGAGAGATTCGTCAATGAATACAAAGCGAAATTTGAGAAAAAGGATGATAAAATGGTAGTCGTATATGGTGAGGATATAAGAAAATATTATCTTCATACCCATTACGCCGCTGGTAATGGAGTATTAGGTGGTTCGTGTATGAGAGGAGAGGATAAACAAAAATTCTTAGATATATATGTAGAAAATACACCTGGGAATGATTCATTATCACACTGTGGTATGTTAGTATTATTTGATGATAATAAAAAAATTCTTGGTAGATCTATAATTTGGTTTAATACAATAAAACCAGATAAACTAAATAGAAGAGTTTTTATGGATAGAATTTATACAAACAATGACCACGATGTAAATACTTTCATAAATTACGCTAGACAAAAAGGTTGGCTATATAAACAACAACAAACTTATAATAACGCGTCTTACATAGATCCTAATGATGGTAGTAGACATAGATTAACAATTTCTGTTAGATTAAAACCAAAAGAATATAAATACTATCCTTTTTTGGATACTATGGTATACTATACACCAAAAACTGGTAGGTTGGCTACAACACAAGGGATTTACAGTAAGTTAAATCAAATGATAAAAATCCAATCAACAGATGGCGGTCATACAAATCTTTAAAAAATTTTTATTTGACAAAAAAAATTCCTATCTTTGTTATAGGAATTTTTTATTTTAAAATAAGATGAATATAGTAGAAAGAGCCAAGGAATTCGCGTACAACAAACACAATCTCCCATCCGAGTCTCAACGATATGGAACAGAACCATATAGTAAACACATTGATGATGTTTATAATGTTGGTGTTAGGTATCTTTATTACATTGATGATGAATATCATGATGATGTAAAATGTGCTCTTAGACTACACGACACAATAGAAGATACCGATACATCTCCTAGAATTTTATTGGAACTTTTCAATGATACAATCGCTGATATTGTATTCCGTGTAACAAATGAAAGAGGTTATGATAGAAAAGAAAAGAATTTCAAAACATATCCAAAAATATGGGTTAGTAATCTCGCAATTTTTGTTAAATTATCCGATAGAATCGCCAACACAAAAAATAGTAAAGATGATGGTCATAGAATGTTTACTGTTTATAAAAAAGAATACGCTATATTTAGATACGCGTTAAAAGTTAGAAACTTATATCCTGATATGTGGAAAGAACTAGATAAATTAAATGATTATGTGGAAATATAAATTATTACATTTTTTTATTAAATATCCTATAAAAATATCTTTTTTTTTGTTATTTATATTGTTATCTATTTCAACGACATTTATAATAACTCAATATGTTAGTTTAAATTCTATAATAGGTGAATTATTTATTTATAATAATTATGTTACATTTTTATTAGTATCGTTGGTATATTTAATAATTTATTTGTTTTTAATATCAATATTCTACAAAAAAATTGAAGAATTTTCTTGTTTTGTGTCTGATATGTTGTTTATTTTATTTAATTTTAGATTTTATGAAATAGATGAGAAAAATAAATATAATAAGAAAATTAGAGATAAGTTATCAAAATCAATAAATAAAAAACAATATGGTGAAATATCTCCATATAGAATGAAACTAATTAAAAATATAAAAAATGGAAAAATTTGATAAAATTAATAAATTAGTTGAAAATAAAGAGATTCGACTAATTCAATGTAAAACTAAACTTCGTGGTGAAATATCAAAATCAATAGAAAATTGGGATATTATTCATAAATTAGGGGAAGAAGGATATCGTATCTATACTGATATGAAAATGTTAGAAGATGAAAAAATAAAAATCTTAAATAATGAAAAATAAAGAAATTGATCCATTTTGTGACGAATTTGAGCCATTGGAAGATGAAGAATTGGAAGAATTGGAACCTAAGAAAAAATTTAAATGGTATCATCTTAATATTTTCCCATATATTGGAATGTTGACATTAATGTATTGTTTAACTGAATGGTTAAGTATTGGTAACTCAGAATTGGTATATATTATGTTACCAATGTGGTTTATTCTAATTCCATTCTTTTATCTAGTTATTAATATAAGACCATTATTTCCAGATAGAACAAAATTAGTAAAAATAATTAATTTACTAACTAGTGGGTTACTTATTGGTACTGGTGTTTTTTGTCAGTACCATATTAGGAATATAAAATTAGAAAATGAAAAAATAAATGTTAATTATACAATAACAGAAACATCAAAAAATTATATTTTTGAATTTGATAGTATATACAGTAGTAGATTTATTGGAAAAGAAAATGTTGTATTTAGATTCCCATCTGGTACACCAATTCCAACTATTTCTGATATAACATTATATAAGTCTTATAAAATTATACTTGGAGATACGATCAATAGTAGTGGTCCATTTTTCTATACTTGGACAGTTGAAAATGATAGTACAAAAGTATTCTTAAAAAAGATGTAATTTTTTGTACAGGAATAAAAAATTCATTATCTTTGTATTAGGATATTAATATATAAAAACAAAACATAATGAAAATGTTGGAGAAAAAATTTGGATGTGATTATCATACAAAAAAAGCTTTATATTTTAACAGATGGTATAGTGTATTCAAATTTATTCTAAAAATATCCCCATTATTCATTTTTATATGGTTTCTCTTACCTAATTATTTAGTTATTGGTATAACTATGGGTGTTATCGCTTTAATTTCTTGGTTGGGTGGGGTTAAAATGAAATCATTAAGAAATATTAATTATTACGCCGCGAAACAATTCAGATCTGATTATTCTGATGAATTAAATAAAACATTTAGGTGAATAAAAAAACCCCTAGGATAAGGGGGGTTTTATTGTTAGTTTCCAGCACCCATTGATCCAGGTGATGAATACTGTTTTCCTTTAGCTACCCACATTTTTTTATCTTCTATCCAAACTGGAGTTGAATTTGGATCTAAGTGTTTAGCCCAAAACTGTAGATATTTATTAGCTTTATCAGGGTCTTCTTTTAAGAATTGTTGGTACGCCCTACTTCTTGTTGGGTGATTTAAAACTAATTTTTTACCAGCTTCCAATTCTTCTTCTGGAGTAAGAAAACCAGCACCTTTTCTTACGGCTGTTCCAGCTTTTTTCCAATCTTCTCCTTTAAGTGGGTTAAACTCTTCATTCGCCGTTGTGAATGATTCAAATGTCATTAGGTGATTTAATTTTCTTTCCATATTAATTCTTTTATTTTTTATATATTAAAATAAAAAATCATTTTTTTTATTTTTTATTTTATGAATTATATTTATAGAATGAAAGAATTTAAAGATAATTAAACCAAAAATCAAAAACAAAATTATGAAAAAAATCATTTTTATTTTTTTAATGCTGATTTGTGCAGTCAGTCTAAACGCACAGAAATATGATTATGTTCCATTTATATCAGGTAATTCTGTTTTTGAGAATCAATGGAAAACTTGGGAATTTAGTGAAATAGTTCAAGTAGATTCTACTATTTCACAAGAACAATTATTTATGACCGCTTTGGAATTTATAGTGGATCGGATATGGCTTCCATCAAAAGACTTTAGTGTTACCGTAAGTGATAAAGAAAGTGGTAAAATATATGGTAAGGGGTGTTTCTCCACTAATAGAGAGGGTTCTGGTGGAAATTTTGAAAAAGTTTATGAGATTGATGGTATTGTTTGTTTCGTGATTAATATTCAATGTAAAGATGGTCGATTCAAATATACATTTAATGAATATTTTCATAAAGACGCGTGGGTAGTTAACACTTTTGGTCAAAAAGTTTATAATAGCACACAATTCAATTACGGTAGTTTTCTTAACGAAGAACCTATTATTGGTGGTGGTCTAACAGGAAGAAGTAAAAAATGTTGGATTTCAATTAAAAATGAATTTAAAAGAAAAACGTATTTTTTAATTGAAGATTTGAAAAAGGAAATGAGTAAAAAGAGTATCAATAAAGAAGAAAGTTGGTAAAGAAGAAGAAAGTTGGTAAAGAAGAAGAAAGTTGGTAAAGAAGAAGAAAGTTGGTGCGATTACAAAATTACCAGCAATCATAAAATACTTTTATTAAAACATATTTCATTTAACCAATTGTTTCTCAATGAACACTTAAAAGCACCTTTGTCTTTTCTACTAAATTCACTTTTTGTTTTATACTTTTTGGCCACTTCAAAGCATAATTCTTTTGTCCAATAATTAGATGGTTTTTTTGTAACTGGTTTCATATGAATACATATTTCATCTAACCATTTATTTTTTCTAGATGAACTATATGCGCTTTCAAATTTTTTACCAAATTCGGATCTAGTTTTACAGGTTTGTGCAACTTCTTTACATCTATCTTTATTCCATTCTAAAAACATTCCACCCAAACCACCAGTTTTTATTTTATTTAATTTTTTATATCCTTTTTTTATATATAAATTTAAATAATAATTTTCTAATAATGATGATTGTTTTTCATTCGATATATTATCAATTTCTATTGTGTATTTAATATCTTCTTTTTTAATATTGTTATTTATGATAAATTGATAAACAGAACTTTTATTATGATTAAAATGAAAATGTTTTCTAGATTTTTCATCAGAAGTTAAACCAACATACACATATTTATTTAAAATTATAAAAGAGTATATCGTCCATTTTTTATTTTTATGATTCGGTCCAATCATATGTAAACAAATATCATCCAACCAATTATTTTTAGTAGCCGATAAATACGCACCTCTATATTTTTTACTAAATTCCGTTCTAGAATTACATTCATTTGCTGATTTTTTACACATTTCAAATGTCCAATATCCATTTGGTTTTGATTTTTCTATCATATGAATACAAATTTCATTTATCCATTTGTTTCTTAATGCCGCCCTATAAGAAGATAGGGAACTTAATTTAAATTCTTTTTTAGTATTATATTTTAAAGATTCGTTTTGACATTTATCTTTTGTCCAAATAATATTACCATGTATCATGTGATTACAAATTAGATTTAACCAATCATTTTTTATTGATTTATCATAACAACCAGAATTTTTTTTAAAAAATTCTTTTCTAGTTTTATATTTTAAAGCTTCATTTTGACATTTATCAAAAGTCCAATATCCGTTTGGTTTTTTCATTTTTTATTATATTTGGTTTTTTTATCTTCTATTATTAAATTTGTTATATATCTAGATATGGAAGTATATTCAATTTCTGAATATTTTTTAATATGTTCATATAAATCATTATGTAGTCTAAAGCTTATCATTTTTTTATCTTTTTTTGTCATAATTTTGTTTTATTTTGTATTACTATATATAAATAAAAAATATCATTTTTGTTTTCATTTTTTTATTTTAATAAAATTTTATATCTTTGTAAAAAAGAAAGAAATAATTATGTTAGAAATTAAAGGTAAATACACAAATATCAAGATAATGATTGATGATATTGAGCCGTCAGCAATGACTCAATTGTATGGAATGGCAAATCATCCAGTTTTCACCAATGAAATTGTAATGATGCCAGACATTCACATGGGATCTAGTGTTTGTATAGGAACTTCGATGCATTTAACCGATGATGGTATTGTACCAAATGTTTGTGGCGTTGATATTGGATGTGGCATGCTGGGGGTAAATTTCGGAAAAAAACTTGCTTTATCAAAAGATAAAATTGATGTTGAAATTCGTAGGAACATTCCTCTTGGAATGTCAACACATGAATTTCCAGTCGTTGATTTTGAAAAAGATTTTAATTGGGAAAAGGCCAATGAAAATTGTAGTAAGTTTGTATCAAAATACAACGATAAATTTGGAACTGATTTCAAACCAATTCAATATTCTTACGATTGGTTTATTAAGAAATGTAAACAAGTCGGTATCGATTTTGGAAAAGCTGTATGTTCAATTTCAAGTCTAGGTGGGGGTAACCACTACATAGAAATCGGATTATCAGATACTTATGATTATTGGGTAACTGTCCATTCCGGTTCTCGTAACTTTGGTTTGAAAATTGCCACTTATCACCAAAATGTGGCCAAAAAACAACTAGATTACAAAAGGAATGTTGTTTTGAAAGACAAAATCAACGAAATCACAAAAAACACCATTGATAAAACACAAGTTCCTAAATTAATTGAACAGGCTAAAAAAGACTTGAAAATTTTCACGACTGATACATCTTTGAATGGAATGGAATATTTGGATGGTCAATTTGCTATGGATTACTTTTATGATATGATTTTTACCCAAATTTACGCTGAATTAAATCGCGAATCTATGGTTGATACTATATTATCTGTTTTGGGTATCAAACAAAAAGATGTTGTTGAAAAAGTTCATTCAATTCATAACTATATAGACTTCAATGACTTAGTAATAAGAAAGGGAGCAATTAGGTCATATATTGGTGAAAAAATGCTGATTCCATTTAATATGAGAGATGGTATTTTATTATGTGAAGGAAAATCTAATCCAGGATGGAATTTCAGTGCACCCCACGGTTCCGGCAGGGTTATGAGTAGAGGTGAATCTAACAAGAAAATTTCATTGGAAAAGTATCAGAGATCGATGAAAGGTATTTACAGTACATCAATTTCAAAAGATACGA